GAGGGCGAGGTTCTACCATTGAACTACACCCGCTTATCGCAACTCGTTGATTTCTAACGAGTTTTTGTCCTAAGTGCTTGATCTACAGAGGGAAACTAGCCTTTCGGCATCGTCTGGACTTCCCAAATCAGCCCAGCCTCACCCCTATACACTTTGCTCCTTAGCGTAGGTTTTGGCGTAGGTTTTTGAGGAATCTACGCCGGGCCCACATGCCGTGGGCATTCCTACGCCACGACGACACCCGGGAGTATAGGTCCATGTTCTTCGACGTCCGCGCCGCCAAGCTGCTCAAGCCTGGCGAACACCTTGTGGTTGATGGCTGCGAGGGGCTGCGCCTCGTGGCGTCGGCATCGAAGCAGACGTGGACCTATCGCTACAAGTCGCCGGCCAGCGGACTCATGAAGCAGACGTCCATCGGCGCTTATCCATCCATGAAGGCGCCCGAGGCGGCCGCGGCCTGGGATGCACTGCGCAAGCTGCGTGCCGAAGGAATAGACCCGAAAGAGCACCAGCGCCGAAAGCGCAAAGCAGTGGCTTCGCCGGCCCCGACGACCGAAGTGCTTACGGTGCGCAAGGTGGTCGCCGACTACATCACCGGCCACATCCTGCAGGAACGAGACGAAGCTGGCGCCACAGCCGCGCGCCGCGCGCTGGAGCGGCTGATGGACGAAGAGCCAGATTTCGCCGATTCGGCAGCCGCTTCTGTGAGCCGTTCAACCTGTTTCGACATCCTCGAAACCCGAAAAGCTACGCCGACCGCCGCCCAAAAGCTACGCTCCATGCTTGGGGCCGCATGGGCTCGAGCTCTCGACGCGGGCCGCCTCGACCAAGACACACCGAACTGGTGGCTCATGGTTCAAAAGGGCAAGCTGAAAAGCAAGGGAAAGATCATCGGCGGCGAGCATCAGGGCCAGCAGCGCCCCCTGCTCCAGGGCGAGCAAGTCGGTGACCTCTTGGCCTGGCTCCCGAACATGCACGAGCTTGGCCAGGACACGTTGCAGGTCTACCTCTGGACTTGTACTCGCGGCTCCGAGATCCTGTCCATGCGGCCCGAGTACATCACCGACGAACAAGACGGCTGGTGGTGGACGGTGCCGAGGGAGATGACGAAGAACGAGCGATTCGCCGATGCGGTCGACTTGCGGGTGCCGCTGGTCGGCCGCGCGCTGAAGATCGTGCAGCGCCGGCTGGAGAACGTCGGCAAGTCCGGCTGGCTGTTCGAGGATGCTCGTGGCGAGCAGTACACGCAGCACGACTTCTCGACCTACATCTACGGGCTGCAGCCGTACTCGGAGAAGGTCCGACGGCGCGCGAGCGAAGGGCTCGTTCTCCCGGTGACCCACTGGACGCCGCACAACCTGCGCCGCACGAGCCGGACCATGCTGGCGGCCCTGGGTTGTCCGAAGGAAATCGGCGAGGCCCTGCTGGGCCACATGCCACCGGTGATCGAAGTCACGTACAACTCGCACACCTACGACGTCGAGCGCCGACGATGGCTCACAGTGCTTTCGAAGCACCTCGAGAAACTGGCGCGTGAAGCGAAGTCTCGGGCGGCCAGCCGGTCGACCTGAGGCACTGGCAGCGACGGCGGGCCCGAAGTAGCATCCGCCCATGTGGAAGCCCGCCAGCCCCATCGTGATCGGAGGCCGCGCCCTGACTGACCGGGAGGCTTGGTGGTACGAATTCAAGGAAGAGCTGCACGATCAGTGCTCGGGCGAGGTCGACGGCCACTGGCTCAACGAGATCTGCCAAGCGATCTATCCGCTCGCGCTCAACGTCGAACCGAGGCAGATGGCGCAGATCGCCTACGTCGTCCTGATGTTCGAGCCGGCGGAGTTCGTGGAGCTGCAGCACGCGGCCCGCGCCCAGGCGCTGCACCTGAAGTCGTCCGGCCCGTGGAGGTCCCGCTGTCCAGGCCCGTGGCGGCAGCGCTGGTAGCTCAGGACTCGACCGGATCCGCGTCGAACAACTCGACCGGCGGCACCTTCAGCATCTCCCTCGCCTCTTCGACCGTGCAGGTCAGCCAGCGGTCGAAGTCGTGCACCTCGAGCGGGATCACAGTGCGCTTGTCCTGCTGGTCGGGCGGCAGCTTCGGATCAGGCTTGTGCATTCGGCCCATCAGCGGGTGCCCGTCGGCGTTCATCGTCAGCATGGTGTAGCTCTCCCAGACCTCGCCCGTCTTCAGGTCGGTCCAGGCGTCCCACAGGCCGGCCAAGCCCCAAGGCGCCCCGTCGGCGCGGCGAAAGCGCCACCAGACGTTCTTGCCCGTCTCCCAATTCGGTTCGTCGTAGCTGGCGGCCGGGATGATGCAGCGCTTGCCGCGGGCCCAGGCGTTCTTGTAGGTCGGAGACCTCTCCATGCCCTCGGTGCGCGCGTTGACCGTGCTCAGGCGCTTGCCCTTCTCCTCGCCCTTCTTCGGCTTCGTCGCCGGAATGTTCGAAGTCGACCAGGGCGGAATCATTCCCCACTGCCCGGTCACCAGCTCGCGCGCGTAGTCGACCGCGTCGGCGCGGCGGATGAACATGGCCGGTGAGAGCGGGAATACCGTGAGCAGCGCCTCCCAGTCCTTGCGCTGGTTGGACGTGCGGTCGATCTTCCAGAAGGCCTCGATCTCACGCACTTCGGGTGAAATGTAACGTGTACACATGGCCTCATTCTGCGCTCGGATGCCTGTTGACGGCGCGCCATGGGCAGGAAGATACTGTTTATCCATACAGTATTTTGGAGATCGAAATGCCCAAACTCCCCTCCCTCATTCCCCTCACCGAGGAGCAGTGGATCGCCGCCTTCATCAAAGAGTGGTTCGCCATTTCCGACGGAAAGGCCGACCACGAACAGCTGTTCGAGGATGGCCAGGCAGCATTTCCCCTGCATGGCAAGACCGATCCCGCGAAGTACGCCCGCCGCCACCACAAGGAAGCTGGCGAGCGCCACCTCAACTGGGTGCGCGACCCGGTCAGCATCTTCACGGCCCTGGCCGCCGAGAAGGGCCTGATCAAGCCAGGCGACAAGCTCGACCAGCGAATGCTCGACTACGCCTACGACATCGTGGGGCTGTGCGCCAAGGTCGGCGACGGCTACGGAGATCCCGCTCGCGCCACGGCCGGCCACCACCTCCGCGCAATCTATGGACCTCTGCCGTTCTGACCATGAAAGAAGTCGAGTACTTCGCCTTCATGCTTCCGCCGGACATCTGGCGGAAGAAGGGCGGGCCGTCGACATGGAAGATGACGATCGAGGATGCCGCTGAGCGCTACCCTGGCGCCCAGCCCATCATGTCCACTCGTGAGGTGAGATTTAGCGGAGAGAGCCAGATCACCGCGGACTCGCCATACCAACGACGTGCAAGCAGGACTCCCGAGGAAGAGGCCTATGCGGCCCGGCTGGTGTCAGGCATCGGGGCGAAGAGCAGGCAGCTTGACGACGAATCGGACCCGGCGCCAGATACCACCCACAGGCAGTAAACGCGAAATACCACCTCAGGGTGGTATCGCCGGGCCGCCGCGGGCCGACAGCGACAATTCGATCATGAGCCAGACTGACTTTTTCTCCGAAGCCACCACGATCCTGCGCACGCCCGTCTGGTACGACGGCGCCGCGCGCGACGACCACCCTCTTCCCCTCTCCCTCGGCGACTACACAGTCACCCCCGGCGCGGCCGGCGAGCACTGGGTCGTGACCAACCTGAAAACCGGAGAGACGGTCTACAGCGGCGTCGGCCCTGTCGAGATCCTGCGCGGCTGATCACCATGCAAAGCCTCTATCTCCCAATGACCGAAAAGCTGATCGCGCACTGGCGCGCGAACGGCAACGCCTACCCCCAGAAATTCATCCTCACGCCTGAGCAGCACACGGTTTACGTGGAGACGCGAAAGAAGGGCATCGGCGGCCCCAACATCGATGGATTCGAGCACATGGGCGTGCGCATAGAAGTTTCCGACAGCACGCCGGGCGTCATGATCGCCGCCGACGGCACCGAGGTGTCGCTCGTCTCAACCGAGGAATGAAGACCTCGGAGCTGGCCGGCGCCGCCCTGCACGCCTGGATCGCGAAGGCGCTGGGCGAAGAAGCCGGCACGGCGTACACCACCTCCTGGCCAGGCTTCGACCAGCTGCTCGAGCGCGAGGCGATCCATGTTGCACCCATGCCAGGCAAGGGCTACCAGTGGTGCTCCATCGTCGTGGGCCGGCCCGGTGGGCGGCTGCCGGAAGGCCGCGGGCCGTGGCAGGAAGGACCGAATCCGCGCATCGCGGTGGGCAGGGCTATCGTGGCGGCGCGGTTTGGGAACGAAGTTTCAGACATTCCATCAGCTTGATCCGACTGATGTCACGCCCGCCATTCAACTAGGCGCCGATTTATCGGGAAACCCCCAGCACGCAGTGTTGCAGGACCTATATACTGCTATCAGATGGTCCGCCATCGGACGCCGGTGAAAACCCGGCGAATCAATATCAACCGCCCGGCCTCTTCGGCCGCGGCGGTATTTTTTTAACCAGAATCTCCGGACATTTATGAGCAGTCTTGAGTGGGTGAAGCCTCAGTATTCAAAGGGTGCAGTTGACCGCGCCGCGAGGCAGTTGCTAGTTGGAGACGCAACAACGCCGGAATACTGGCAGGCCATGAACACGGTTAATAACTGGCGGGCCTCCCACAATTTTCCGCTCAACACCTTTCAGGTCACACTTAGAAAAAAGGCGCTGGCGATCGATCCACATCGGCTGGTGGCACAGCGCATCAAGCGCATGACCTCTATCGAAGCAAAACTGGCTCGCTTTCCTGCGATGCGCATGTCCCAGATGCAGGACATAGGCGGCTGCCGAGTAATCCTAAATACCGTGAAAAATGTAGAGATGCTCGCGGAGACCTATGAGGAATCAGATTTAAAGCACAAGCTGGACGATATTGATGATTACATTGCGAACCCTAAATCATCAGGGTATCGAGGCATCCACCTTGTGTATAGATACTTCAGTGACCGAGAGGGGCCATCGATCTATAACGGCTTGTTTGTGGAGATGCAGCTCCGCACGAAGCTCCAACATACTTGGGCAACTGCAGTCGAAACAGTTGGAACATTCCTAAGCCAAGCCCTGAAATCAAGCCTGGGGGAGGAGCAGTGGCTGCGCTTTTTCTCTCTGATGGGTAGCGCATTCGCTATTAAAGAGAAATGCGCTTCGCTAGTTCCAGACACACCTCAAGATGCGGGTCGATTGGCAAAAGAAATACGAGACATTGAGAAGGTATTGAATGTGCAAAACGCACTCTCAATGTATCAACATGCTATTGAAGTTACTCAGGAGGGCGACCAACAAAATCACCATTACTTTCTTCTGGTTCTAGAACCGGGGAAAGGAACCATGATTTTCAAGGGATTCCCGAGAAGCAAGCTGGAAGAGGCATCGCATGCCTACTTAATCCAAGAAGAGAGAATTGCCGATAGCCCGGGTGCAGAAGCAGTTCTGGTTTCTGTTGACTCGATCCAAAACTTAAAGCGCGCCTACCCTAATTACTTCCTAGACACTACTTCGTTTTTAAACGAACTGGGGTCTATCCTTAATAAAGGCTTGTAGGCGCCAGCAGCACCCGGTCGTTCTTCACGGTGCCGAGCAGAAGCTGCACTTCGTTGTCTCGCCCCTCAACAATGAGTCGGCCTCGCTCAAGAAGCTCTCGACTTCGTGCAGCCATGGCTGCGAGGACTGCGGATCGATCTGCAACACGCTGGCAGGCAGCGGGGTCGCTGACGGCCTGCTCGCGATCACGGGCGGCGAAGGTGCGGTATTGCTCGCGCACCCGGCCAAGTTCAGCAGCAACAGCGTGGCCACGGCCGGCAAGCGCCGCAAGGCGCGTTTCGTATGCATCGACGTTCTCCTTCTGGGACTTGGCGTGTGTCGCCATCAGCGTGACAGTGCGCTGCAGGTCGGCCAGCGCAGCCAGCACGCGGGCGGTGTTCTCTTCGGCTCGACTGCGCTTCTCCGCGGCCAGGTCGGCGCGGGCGCCCGCCGCGCGCGTGCGCTCGATGCCGGCCGTGGCGAGCGCCGCCACGAGCCCCAGGCCGAGCACCCAGAGCAGCGGGGTCTTGAGGTCGGGCAGCATGCACCCTCCTATTGAGCGGCCACGCAGGTACTGTGCCGGGCCTGCTGACGCCGCCATACGCCCTTGCAGCCCTTCGGCCCCCAGTTCTGCGACAGCGCACAGTCGCGACCGGCCTGGAAGCGGTAGCGCAAGAGCGCATCGCACGCGGCACGCGGCCGGCCGGCCAGAAGCTCGCGGCGCATGGTCGAGCCAGCCCAGTTCGGCATGCCGTACTGCCCGACGAAATCCATGTAGAGGTCGAATTCCTCCTGCGTCAGATCCACCCCGGGCAGCGTGGCTGCGAAGCGCCGCTCTTCCGCGCGGTTCAGGTTGCGCGCAAGCTCTTCGGCACGTCGGCGGGTAATGGGCGCGTCTGAGAGCCTCACGCGCGTACCATCCTCGTAGCGGGTCGACCCATGCCCGATGGTGGGTACGTCGCCCTGCGTTGGAACGTAGGGCTTCAGCACCTCAACACCATCCGCCCGGACGACGACAGGCCCGGAGCCCTCGTGCTGCACCCAGGCAGCGAAGCCCGCGGCCGAGAGAGTGAGCGCGGCAACCGCGATGCGCACGCCCTTCATCAGTCGTCCTCCCCGAGCGCAGCCATATCGGTGCCGCTCGGCAAGCCCTTCTTGATGCGCTCCAGTCGAGCCTGAAACAGCACCTCGGCCCGCTTGTTCGCCTTTGCCTTGTAGAACCAGTTCACGGCCAGGCCGGCTACGGCAACCACGATGCCCACCACCACGGTGAACTCGTTGGACAGCATCCAGCCCACGATCATTGAGCCAGCCCCGGCGTAGGTGGACTTCGACGCCACGGCTGCGGTTGCAGCTTCGACAGCTTCGTTCTTCATCGTCTGTTTCCTTCGAGCAAAGAAAAACCCGCCGAAGCGGGTTGGTGGATGGATGTTCGGCATGACTAGCCAACAACTTCGACGGTCTCTCCTCGAACCACCCACTTGATGTTGGTCGCGGCCACGCCAGTCACGCCAAAGGAAACAACCTTGTTGGTGTTGTCAGCCGTGACTGCCAACGCCCACGACGCAGCACCAGAGTCGTTGAACGCCAAGGTGACAGTTGGCGTGCCAACCAGTGTTACGACCCCGCTCACGCGCTTAGCAAGACCGATGACAGTCCAACTGGCTGAATCGCCGTTTGCGCTGTTTCGCGCAACGACCAGCGCGCGGAATGCGATCGTGGAATCGTTTGGAAGACTGATCTGATTCATCGCCCCGGCAGCAGCCAGGTCGGCGGAAGCGGTGCCTGGCGTTGCGTTCGTGGTGGACGCCATCACCGTGAAATCGCGTACCTGCGCGTCCCCCTGTGCAGAGAAGCGCGTTGATGCATACGCCCGTACCCCATAGACCCCGCGGGTTGTCGAGTACTGCCCCCCCGCCGTGCCATAAGCGCCGCTTACTAGGTTGTTTGCGCCGCCAGTGATTGCGCCGCCAGTGGCGCCCCCGGAGATCGTGTTTGTATTGCCCCCCGCAACAGACCCGTATTGACTGGCGACAGAGTTCCCGGAGCCGCCACCGATTGCCGAGGATCCCCCTGCCGCGGCATTTCCGATCCCACCAGCAACAGCGTCGTACTGGGCCTGCGCAGAATTTCCAGATCCTCCCGAGACTACAGAATCAGCACCCGAAGCCACGCCAGTATTGGTGCTGCGGCTCATCTGCCAATCGACAGATCGAGCGCCACGCTTGTTGCCACCTGTCGCCGTGTTGTCTGGCGACTGCGCGAGCAGGGCGCCAGCTCCCTTTGGGGCAATCACTGCATCCACGTTTGTTGCAGCGTTGGCGGCCAAGAATCGGACCGCAGGAACTGTTGCGTTTGGCGCCGACGTGTTGACACTTTCTGTCCAGTTGGACAGACCGCCACCACCGCCAGCCAGCGGCGTGCCATCCTTTCTCTGGTAATGAGTGATGCGCCAATTGCCAGCCCCCTCTGAGACGCAAATTGCGGCATCGCCCGCAGCAGTCGTGATGTTGGCGGAGGTCGGAAGAATCAGGCTCGTCGCGTTGTGTGTGAGCGTGAGTGCCCCATCGAAGACCACCAACCGTCGAGCGCCGGCGGCGACAGTGCCGAGCCCTGTGATCGTTGTCGTGCCGGTGATATGGGCGTAGTTGCCAGTGGCTGCGCCTATGTCGGTCGTAGTGGCACTGGCAATGCTCGAGCCCTGCGACTCGTTGACCTTGGCCACGGTCAGCGTGTTCGTGGCTTGGTCGTACTCGAACCCAGCTTCAGCACCAAACGCACCGCCGTTGTTGTATTGAATCTGCTTGTCGGACCCAGCTGCAGATCCAGAACCGCCGCCGATCACAGCCCATGCGCTCGAGGCGTACTTGTAGAGACTTCCAGCCAGGTTGACCACTACCCCCTCTACCGGGGTGAAGGCATACCATGTGCCACCACTGAAGATCGCCAGATCTTTCGGCGTGAACGTAGACCACTGCGCGCCAGTGTGTGTGGCTGCAATGATGTAGATGTCCCCCTCTGCCGGACTTGCCGGCTGGGCCGTGACGGCCTGGCTGATCACGTTTCCATTGAGGATCTGATTCCGCAGGCTGTTGTCGTTAGCAGGAATGCTGTTCTGGTTCGTGCCAGAAAGCCATTTCGCAAAGGGGATGATTGGGGTGCTGGCCATTAGATGGATTCCGTTGTTGAAGGGCCCGGGCCCGTAATGCGGTTCACCGCCTGCACGCTCACCGCCAGCGGCGCACCGAGCGCACTGGCGTCATAGGTGAAGCCCGGCGTCGGGGTATCGAGAGTGATGGCGGGAAGCACGCCGTCATCAAGAGTCACGCGGTAACCCTGAAAGTTGATCGAAGCCACTGGCGCGTCGTCAGTCCCAAACCGATGGCGCGGCACCCAGGCCCCAGAGATCACGTCAGATCCATCGCGGCCCAGAGTCAGATCGGCCACTGGCCACTCCAACTGAGACCTCCCCACGTACGTGTCGGTCTGAGGCGCAGCCAACTCCGGGGACTGACCAAAACTCACTGGACGATGGGTCAGCGCTTGTCCGATCCAGGCGGACTGCGCGGGGATGTGGTGCGCGCTCGACAACAGAACGAACTGCGCCCCAACAGAGTGCTCGGCAGCGCCGGAATTCAGTCGACCCCGGTGCAGATGACTGAGCACGAATACCCCATCCCCTTCATCAAGGGCATCTCGGTACTGCAGCACTTCATAGCTGCCGTCATCCTTCTGGAGCAAAAATGCACCGCCTTCGGACAGGAACTGAACCTCCGCGAGATCCTCGAGCGCGTGGTTGGCGTTGTGGAGTTGAACCCTCACGCTGTTGGTCGTGTCCGTGTAGTGCTCCGAGGCGACAGAAACCGCGTCCAACAAGTACCCGACGACGTCTGCCCTGCTGAATTGATCGACACCTGCATAGTTGGCGCCACCGTCAGTGCTTCGCTGAAGAAGCCACCCATACCACCCAGGCAGCGCGCCTGCGCCTGCAACCAGATAGTGCAAATCATCCTCCGTGTCGCTTCGACTTGGCACGTCGGCGAAGACAAACGATGTGTCGCCGACTATGGTTGGCGGAGGAAGTTCTGGCTCAGGGATCGCGATGCCTGTAAGTGCCGACGTATATGCGCTTTGTCGGTCCAGGCGAAGGGTTTTCGACAGGACGCCATCGGACCACTCACTCTCTTCGATGCGCAGTCTTCGAACCTGCCCCCGCAGCGATAGGCCGATGCTGTCGCTCGGGATGAGACGGATGAACCTGTCAGGCAAAGTGAGCTTGATTTCTCCTTGGGCATCGGCAGTGGTCACCTTCATCTGCTTGTGCACCATCTGCCGGGCTTGGTTCTCATTGAGAACCACCGGCACTTGAGTAGTGCTTTCCACGACCGACTGCACATCGACGCTGCTTCGCTCGTAAGTGGCCTTCACGGGCGCATACCCTGCCGTCGGGTGCTGATACATCAGGTGCATCTTCTTGGGCACCTCGGCCACCTGCTCTCGCTTGGAAAGGTCCGGCACGTCCACCAGATCCTCGATGGCCACGGTCGTCACCACGGGCTTCCCTCTCTTGGGAAAGTAAATCTTGTCGCCCGGCTCCGCCTTGTCGAAAAAGTAGCACGAACGGAGCGTGTTGATCGCGTCGCCGGCCGTGTAGTCTCCGGTGAGGGTCAGCCCCATCACAAGATCGTCGAGTTCAGACACATCGAAGTCATCTCCTTCGACCAACGAACTGCGATCACACAGGTCTGCCACGATGTCCCCAAGGGGAACCGCGGCATCTGGCCCGCCCACGACCAGCACTTCATCCGGACCCCATTCGGCCGCGAACATCGACTGGTCTGGCTCGATGCCTACGCCCTCGACAGTCGGATGGAATGTGTACTCTGGCGGAGCTGCGAGCGGGTCGGGCCTGAGAATTGAAACTGAGTAGTTCCCGCTCGGAGGAGAAGATGTTGTTTGAGCGCGATAGATGTCGATCCTTCCTGCGTCTCCCGAGGTTGGAAATTCGGAGAGGTGGAATGCGTTCTCCCAGGCTCTCCCAGAACCAATAGGGCCTTTCAAGTCTTCACGCCCCTGATCCTCCAGTAGTAGATCCAACTCCGCCTGAACCGAAGGATCACCGAACCACCCTGTATCTAGTATCGGCAGGTCGTATTCGTTAAGCGAAACGATGATCCTGATCGGGGGCGTGAGAGCTGGGGTCAGTGCGCGACTTGCTTGCGCCTTCATGAGTGGACGGATAACCGCGAAGCCGATGGGCTGAACAAAGTGGTTCAAGGTGCCAGGCGGAAAGGCACTGCCAGTCGAAGTCGCCCCAACAGCCGTGTCACTCGGATACTTGGTCAGCGCTACTTCCGCGACGCTATTTGCCACTTCCCATCGGTACTGCTTGATTGCTCCACGGGTATCCGTCACGTCCTCCAAGTTGAAGTACATGTAGGCGGTTCCGCGATATGCAGGCGTCGTCCCCACGCCGGAGATCGTCTGTTCCATGAAGATGTTGGGGAGCTGATCCTCGTCGCCCAAATGCAAGAACTTGTTTGTCGACCATTGAATGGACTCGGCCAGCATCAACGAACCAGGTCGCACATCAAAAACGAGCTTGTCGTTCTCCCAGACGCGAAGCAGCCCATGAATGGGTCCCTCGCAGATGGCGACCGCATAGCTGCGATAGACGACTTCCTGCTCCGACTTCGGCGCACCCTTCTCTCCCTCGACAACCTCTGTCGTCTTTTGAGCGGGACCGAACGCAATGACATAGCCAGTGCACGTCGCAGTCCCGTAGATGATCGCCCGCGGGCTGCCTTCATTCGAGGTTTGGGCCTGCAGTTCGCCAAGAGCGGGGCCCTTCCCAACCTGAGGGTCTGCGAGCTGTCCAAGGACGCCGCCGATCACAAAGCCGAGCTGTGGATAGCCGAAATACGAGCCAACCAGCCCGCCCAAGATGGGGAGTACCTGACGCGCCATTAGATTGGCCTCCGGAAAACTGCGCAGATCATCTTCAGGTGGACGTCATCGAGGCCGTGCTCCATCACCCGTCCGACCTTCTCGAATCGCCGACCATCGGCCGAGAGAAGGCCACGCATGCCGTTGGAGTGAATCAGAGAAAGCCCGTGGATCAAGTCCTCTCCGAGGATGCCCATGTGATGCGGCTCAACGTCGAACCGGATCACCACCACATCCCCTTTTCGAAGAAGCGAACGAGGGGCGACCTGTCCGAGCGCCCCCTCCCACAAGGCAGGCCCAAGTGCCTCTCGAGCGACCCGCATCATTCCGTCCTTGTGTGGCTCCCGCCCGTAGCGCCGTAGGTCCGGCATGACGACGCCGGCTTCGGCATAGGCGCACCACACAAGCCCAGCGCAATCAAGGCCTCGGCGGTCACGCCCCCTGTGCTTGAACGGCACGCCAATGAATGAGCGCGCATGTTTGACTAATAGGCTCATCCCAACCCCTTCCCGATTGCAGCACCCGGCGTCACTGCCGAATCGGAGTCCTGTGGCTTCAAGTACGGCTCACCGCGGTAGTGCAGAACCCACGTAGGGCCGAAGTGCGCCTGGCAGCCATTGGCCTCGAAAGCCCACTTCGTGCAGTCCGGGCGGATCTCGAACGTGTCGCCCGCTTCGATGGGGAACATGGTTTCAAATCCAAGCGAAACCTCTCCAGCGCCATCCTGGGCTTCGACTTCGTATTGGCGCCCGGAATTTGCCCCTGACAACCACCTCACCATCCCGGGCTCGAAAGTCCCGGCTGCGCCTAGGCCTGATGCTGTGAAAGTGCGATTCGTCTCGAAGCCAACACTTGAGACCACCGCGGCAACCCACAGGTCGCTGATGTCCTTACCGCAGGGTTGCCGCTCCGTCATCTCGGCGCCGGGCGTTCCGGGCGGCTGGCTGCCGAACGTGGCCCGGCATGTGCGCGAGCTTCTTTTGACGATCGGAGTCTTCAGGACTTTGGCCAAAGACGTGATTTCGCTCCAGAACGTCAACCCGTCTTCCACGCGAATCTGCCCGAGGGTGCCGCGTGAAATGGCGATCTTCCCCATCGAAAGATCCATGTAGTTCACCCAGTAGATCCGGTATCGCGCGTAGTCGTACGCGCCCGAGTTCAAGACCTCCTCGGAGATCCCCAGATCGGCTTCCGGGATCAGGTGCTGCCCCTCGCTGTTGTCCACGCCCATGCTCGAGGTGGCCTGCAGCGTGGAGGGGGTCAGACCGATGGCCGCGCGGTAGGTCAGCTCGCCCATCCCGTCATCGAACACGATGTCCCGATCGAGCATCGTGCAGCCCACCGATGGGAACCCAGGTGCAACCGGGTCGATGCGCATGATCAGCGCCATCGTCGTGGCGTCACCGTCAAGGTGCGCTTGCAAGGCGGGGGGGACGTACCTCATGCAATCACCTCCAGCAGGTCGATGCTCACATGCGAAACGCTCTTTGCGTGCTGAGTGAAAGGGAAGTGATCCGCAGCGAAGCGCACCCTCACGTCGAACTCGAAGTCTGCGGTGATGGATTGGCCGCTCGGCCAACTCGCCATCGGAGTCACTTGTCCAGTGTCCTCATCGATAGATACTGAAACCGGCACGCCATTCGCCTGCACCGCCACGCTGACGGCGATCGGCAACTCGATGACGCGTGTGTACGAGCTCGGCCCGAACTCGTAGTGCTTTACGAGTTGCATGGGGCTGCTCGTCCCATTGCCCACTCCCAGAACTTGCTTGGCGGCTTTGAAATCGTTCCAGTCCTTGAACCGGAAGCTGTGCAGCTGACCGCGCGCGGCCATGAACGCCGCCAGGATGTCGTTTTGCTCGCGCGGATTGAGAACTGTGTAGTCGGCCGAAAACTTGAAGTGCGGCATCGACCACTGCCCGCGGCGGGCCTCACGGCCGCTCGACATCGGGACGATCAAGGTCTTCCACTCAGGCCCACCAGTGAACCCGGCTTCGACGCTCTTGCTCAGTCTTTGGTCAATGAAGGTCACAAGAGTCTCCGGGCGCGGCGTTGATCTCGGTCGAGACGGTTGGCGAGTTGGTTCGCCGTGCTTCGCGTCATATCGCCCGCTACGTTGATGTTGTTCGTGTTCGAAATGGAGGAGCTCGACGACGGTGCTGCCAGGCTGCCGCCCATCACCGAGCCCACGAAGCCGCCGTCGGCATAGCCGCGGCGATTCAGGCGCTCCAGGAACGAGAGGCCCAGGCGACGGGTGTTCTCGGCGTTCACCACGTACTCGCCGCGGTGAACGATGCCGGCCGGCTCGTACTTGCCGCCGGCGCCCGTGAATCCGCCTTCGTCCCAGCCGTTCATGGCGATTAGTGCGCCGAGCGGGTCGCTGCTGCCGCCTCCGCCGCCAGAGAACAGCCCGCCCAGCCCGCTCAGGCTGCCGCCAATGCTCGATCCACCCATGGCCGTAGCCGCGGCGGATGCAGCAGCCGCCAGCGCCGTGATCGCGCTCGTGGCGCCCGTCGCACTGACGGCGAGCGATGCCTGGGCAGCACTGGCGGACGCGGCACCAGTCGCCGCAGACGCACCGCCGCCCGCCGTAGTGCCGAGCAAGCTGCCCAGCCAGCTCTCGCCAGTCCCCTTGTTGCTCGTGAGGCCGCCGAAGATCTTCCCGAAGATCGACTCTGGGTCCTTGATGCTGCCTTGCAGCCATTCGGCGATCGGCTTGGTGATCTGCTGCTCGACGATGCCCTTGAGCAGCTGCTTGCTGATCGTCTTGCCCAGCTCTTCGAACGACACCTTGCCGTCACCCATGAGTGCGTCGGTGATCGAGTCAGTCAGGCCGCCGAGCCCGTCTGTGATCAGCTTCTCGGCACGCTTCGAGGCGTTGTCGACATCGTCGATGTAGTTCTGCAGCGCCTCGCTCGCGCCAACGCGCCAGTCCTTTTGGAGCTCCAGCTTCTTCGTCCAATAGCTCTCGTCCTCGGCTAGGGCGCGGCTGTGCGCGTCCTTCTCAATCGCGAGGTACTTGTCGAACTCCTCCTTGGTGATCTGGCCGGCCCGCAGCTGCGAGCTAAGCTGATCGCTGCGGTTGAGCAACTGGTCGTCGCGCTGGTTGCGGCGCGTTCCGATCTCGCGCTGCTGGGCGCCTCGTCCCATCCCGTCGAGATCGCGCTGGTTTGCGCGCGCTATCGTGTCGACGTATTGCTGCGCCGACTTCTGTGCTTCCTCGAACTTGATCTTGATCTTGTCGAGGGCGTCGGCCTCCTTGATCCCGAGAATTTGGAGGTTCGCCGCCGCGTTCTCGCGCACCTTGGCCAGCTTCGCCTGGGCGTCAAGGATCTTGCGATCGTTGTCGATCTTCTCCTTGCCGGTCAGCCGCTCCTGGTTCAGGCGCGCGAGCTCCTTCTCGAGCGCGGCCTCTTGCACAGACTCGTTCTGCTGCAGGAAGACCCGCTTCTGCTTCCAGTACTCGGCTTCCGTGATCAGGTTGGCCGAGCGGCGCGCCTCGAGCAGCTTCTCGCCGTTGGCGATGGTGTTCGACAAGGCATCCTGCGCCTTGCGGATGTCGTCCAGGTCAAAGGCGAGTTGCGCCTTGGCTTCCTGTGCGCCAGCGTTCTTGGCACCCTTCCCCGCGCGATCCGTGACAACTGTTCCCACGGCTGGGCGACCATCGATCGGTTTCCCGTCTTTCCCGAGGTCCACCCGACGCGGGTCAGTCGATGCAAAACTCCTGCGCTTGCCGGCTGCGATGGTGTCATCGAACGCCTGCAGGAAGGTGCGGCCGGCCGATTCGCCTGAGCCCTTTGCCACCTTGCTGCCGAACTCGTCCAGGCCGTAGCGCGCGCGGAAATCCTCTCCTACCTTTCGGCCGCCTGCGAAGTCGCCGGAGCCATAGGCCTTCAGCGCCTGCGCACTGGAGGCGACGAAGTCGGTGAGGACCTTGATCTCCCGAATCGACTGCGCAACATAGTCGATCATGCGGGCAAGCGCGCGCCCGGCATCCTCCGCGAATGCTGCGATCGAGCCGTTCTTCCCCAGATCGCTCGCCGACTGGCTCAGGTCGTTGGTTCCAGTCAGCGCGTCCTTCAGCACCTTCGTCAGGGCTTCCACCGCGGGGATCGACTCTGCGACGATGATCTGCGCCGCCGACGTGATCTCGCTGCGCAGGCGCGCTTGGGCCTTCGTGTAGTCGTCCGCGCGCTTGATCTGCTCATCCGACAGGCGGATCTGACGTTCGCCGGCGTCGGCAAGGTCGTTGAAGAACGGCAACAGCTCCGCACCGGACTTGCCGAAGATGGCGACGGCGGCAGCCGTCTTCTCCGAGCCGTCCTTGAAGCCAGCCATGGCCTTGGCAACCGCGTCCAACTGCTCGACCGGGGCCAGCTTCTTGAACTCATCGAAGTTCAGCCCAAGAGCCTTGATGCCCTTGCCAACCAGTTTCGACTCGTCGTCCGTCTTGGAGAGCGCCGCCGTGAGGCGAATGGACGCAGCCGAAACGGTGTCTAGTGAGACGCTCGAGAGGTCCGATGCCGGTTGAAGAGATGCGATGTTCTCGGCCGTGTCGCCAGTCTTGTCGGCAAGGTCTTGGTACTTGGCGATGCTGTCGGCGATTCGATTCGTTGCGACATACGCTCCGGCAGCCAATGTCGCTGCTGCTGCCGCGATCGCGGTTATGCCGGTACGCAGTCGCTGCCCGATGGCAATGCCGCGCTCGTAGCCTTCATTCATTCGAATGGCAGAGTCGGCCGCCTGGAGTTGGGCCTTGGATGCGCCCTGCACCGCCAACTCATAGAGCCGCGACTCGCGCGCTGACATGCCGTTGGTGGTGGCCACCAACTGGAGCTTCTTGACCTGCTCGTCGATCGCCGTGCTGGCGCGCTTGATCTCGGCCGCATCGAGCCCGCCCTTGGCGATGCTGGCCTGGGCTGCGGCCACGCCTTTGGTCGACATCTCGACCTGCTTGGCGGCTGCGGCGGCAGCGACCTGCGACTTGGCCAGGCCATCGACCTTTCGGGCGTAGGTGTCGACGGAAGATGCGGCCTCCTTGGTCGCCTTTCCGGCGCTCTCCAGCCCTGCGGCTGCCTTGTCCGCAGCCTTGCCGACGTCTTCGACGGCCTTCTCGGCGCCCTTGCCCGCGCTCTCCAGCTTCTCCAGGTCTTCGAAAGCTTTCTTCGCCTGGCTGCTGTCGATCTTGATGCCAAGGGTTGCAAAGTCCATGGTCTAGGCTTTCTTCGTGTGCATGAACTTCAGGGCCGAGCCCTCCATAACTAGGAGGGACTCAAAGACGTCGTTGCGTTGCGCGGGCGGAACCTGAAGCCGGCGCCAGACCTCTGGCAGGACGTTCAAGTCCAAGCCGTAGAGCCCGCCCATTCCGGCGCGCCATTGCGTGCGCATGACAGAGAACACCGTCACGGCCAGCCAGTTATCCGGCCATACCCAGTAGGTGTCTTCATCAGTGAAGTCGTCAGGGGTCAACCCCAGCGCCGATCTCGCCGCCCAGTCCGGGGGGTCGAACAGGTGACGAGCGGCGCCGGCTAGTTTTTTTCCCGATGCCTTGTGAGTTCGTCGATGTAGACCTGATACGACGCCAGCGCTACGCCGATGCGGTGCTGGAGCAGCACCTTGACGTTCTCGAGGCTGAACTCTTCCGCGAACGGTTCCGCCTCATGCGACTTCGCCTCGGCCTCGTCGGACACCCAGCCGGCAACCATTTCCATGAACGTGTCTTCGTCGCTGCGGGTCTTGCTGCCCTTCAGCCACTCGTTCAGTTCGTCCTTGGTTCGGTGCTTGAAGATCAGGGCGACCTTCACGGATTTCCGGCCAGAAACCGGGAGTTCGACCTTGGCGACGAAGGTCGGATCTGCTTTGAGCTTGAACATGTGGATCAGTACTTCGTGCTGGTGGGATTGGCCAGCGCAAACGACGCCGTGACTTGCATGTTCTGGTTTGCGTTGAACGTCGGTTCGCCGTCGAACGCGACGATCACGGACCAGTAGAAGAACTTTCCGTTGGGCAGCGCGGCGCGCAGAACACGCGTCTCACCATCCAGGTCCGCCTGCTTGAGAGCGTCGTACCACGGCAGCGAGGCGTCGTAGTCCATTGGAACGGTCATGCTTCGTGCGTTCTTGAACGTCGGGCGCTGGCGCTGGATGCCGTCGTCCAAGTACACCCACTGGTAGTACTGCTGTTCGCCGCCGGTGGTCGAGGGTTCGAGCACCTGGGACATGGCGGCCCAGGTCAAGACCTTTTTCGAGGTGCCAGCGCCAGCGCCAGTCGGAAAACGAGTGACGTTCGAAGTGTCGAAGCCCTCGAGCGCGAAGGTGTTCGCCGCCGAATCGTCCACGCGCACCGGAGCGTCGTTGAGAGAGGTCCAGCCCGATCCGAGCAGCAGGATGTCGCCGTCACTGTAAGCATGACCAGTCGATGTGGCGACGCCCGGATTGGCGTTGGTGATGCCGGAGATGGTTTTTGCGGCCTCGAAGCTAGTGCTGATCGAGAAGACCGTCTTGTTGGGGAAAAGCGAGGACATGGCTTGTGGCCCTTTCGGAAAAGAAAAAGGCCGCTCAATGGCGGCCAGGTTGCAGAAGCCCACGAAAGGGCGGGAGAGAAATCAGGTCGGGTAGGTGTCCGAGCGGTACTGGAAGTCCACCGGGACCGTGTAGCGGTCGTCGGTCAGTGCAGCGCGGGTGCGCAGCGGTGTGACCTGCGTGACCGTGAAGGCGCCACTGGCGAGGATCAGGTTCATGGGAAACAGAGCTTCGAGCTCTGCCGCAATGCCTCCGGCCACGCCGGGGCCGTTGCCGGCGGGGCACACCAGATTCACCTGGAAGACGCCTACGCGGTGTCGGTTGTCGCCGTACAGGTCTCTGCTCCTGGTGTCGCCTGGCAGCAGAAAGGCCCGCAGGTAGGCGCCCGTCGGCGGGGTAAAGGAGACGTTCTCCCACGCCACGGGCAGCGATGGCGCGCGCGCGGCCGCCCACGCCTTCAGGCGCCCCTCGTACAGGCTGCGGATCAACTGTTCGCTCATGTCTTGGACTCTCCGATCGCCTTGGCGATGAGGCCTTCGAATTCAGACACCGTCACGCGAACCATGCCTGCAGGAGCCTGCTTCGACCAGCCCTCGTACTCCAGGCGCGGCCCATAGGGCAAGTTGTTCACGATGAAGATGTCCGGCCCTGCCTCGAACTTCGCGATGACCTTCGAGCCGGCTTCCACGGTGGTCGCGCCGCTCTTGTCAGCGGCCTGGCGGGTGCCGGATGACGGCGAGCCCACTGTCAGCTGCCAGTTGCCGCGGAACCGGCCGGTGTCGACGGGCGAGCGCTGGATCACGCGCGCCAAGATGTCGATGGCAACCTTCTTGATCACGAGGTCAGCGTTCTGGCCGGCCTTCTTTGCGAACTCCGACAACTGCAGGACGAACTGACCCATCAGATCACTCCGCGGACCTGCACGTCGTAGAGGACGGCCGTAGATGCCGGCTTCAGCGCGCGCGAGATGACGACATTCAGGACGACGCCATCGATCGTCAGGGTGTCGCCCGTCTGGGGGTTCACCACACCCGCCACGCTCATGTAGACACGCTGGTCTCCCTGGCGAATCTTCGTGCCGTCGATGTCATCTTGCTCATAGTCGAACTTGGCGCCCGTGCCATCCCATGTGGTTGTGACGTCAGGTGTCGTCGTGCCGGTGTCCGGGTCGTAGCCGCCGGGCGTCACGCGCGTCAGCAGCGCGGGCGCGCCGTACTCGATCAGCAGTTCGTCGGCGATGGCCGCCATCTCATCGTAGAAGGCCATCACGCGCGCACCATCTTGATCATCGAGCCGCTCGAGCTCAGGTAGGCGGCCAGCATGTTGTCGACGGCCGTATACCGGGTCTGACCGGTGCTGCCATCCACGTACTCGGTCTCGATGGGGCCAACCTTCACCCGCTTCTTCAGCCGCGAGACGTCTGGCGCCAGGCTCGGGCTGGTGATCGCCCGCAGCGCCATTTCGGCGCAGGCATTGGCCACGGCCACCGGCACGATGTCACTCGCCACCGGATAACCGTTGGCGCACACGTCGTAGCGCGGCCAGTCCAGCGTCTGCAGCGACGAGGTGCGGACGCCCTTCCAGCGCTGCCCGTAGACCTGGCCGAGGTAGTCGGTCGCCTTGATGAGGTTCGCCTCCTTGTCGTCGTTCGCCAGAGACGCCCATGCGGCGTTCTTGCGCGCGGCATGGTAGGCGTTGGCATCCGCGACCGAGCACAGAGAGTTCGCGTTGGTGGCGGGAGGGATGATCAGGGTCATGCGGGCTCCTGGACCAGCTTCAAGCCGAGGCGAGACATTGCGACGAACGGCATTTCGGCGCTCACATCGCTCCCCGAAAGCAGTGCCTGGCACGCGGCCAGCGAGACCACGATTCCCGCCTTCAGGCACGCAGCGACCATGACAGCGGGGTCAGCCATCACGGCAGCGAACGTGTCCTCGATCTTTCCGCTCGAGACGTAGTGCGTGGCGGGCGAGGCACCTGTGGCGGACAGTCCCATCACGAACATCCCGGCGCCAGGCGGACCGGCGAGCTTCTCGCACAGGTTGCGCGCCTGGGGAGCAAGCGCCGCAGGAACGATCAGGCAGCGATGGACATAGGTCATATCGAAATCCCCGCCTGCTGGGCCATGTACCGCTCGCAGACCCACAGCTCGTCGGGCGAGAGCAGCCGGCCGATGATGATCAGGCCGTAGAGGTTGCCGTTGAAGGGGACGCTGGCACTGTTGCGGCGACCCACGAACAGAGGGTAGATTCCATAGTTCCCTCCGCCCTGAGAGGTGGCCGATTGAGCCGCCTGTGCTCCATTGACGCGAGTCAAGATTGACGGCCCCGCGATGTCTCCAATCGCTGCGAGAACGGCGCTTAGGGGCGCTGGGAAGGTCGTCGATGTGAGTGCATTTACGGTTGTTGTAGAGCCCCGGGACGCGGAGCCAACTGAAGCTGTCGCACCCGGAGGCGCATAAATTGCAAACGATCCGGCATTCGCCGCAGCGCTAGCACTCAACTCTGCTACGACGCCAGCAGCGGCATCGCTCAGCTTTCTGATCCCCGCAACGACAGTCACCTTGTCCGTGCTGGAGAAGTCGATGCTCGCCGTTGCCCACGAGTCATCCGTGCCGTCGAACGCCGCGTAGGTCGTCTGCCACAGCGGCCGGCTGGTGGTCGTCGCCTGTGTAGCGTGGTTCGCCGCACCACTCTTGTCCATGATGCGACCGATGGGGTCGCCTGCCGACGCAACGGGCGTGGTGCCCGCACTGTCTTGCTGCATCGTGGACACATCAGACGGGTCGAGCCACAGCTTCGGCCCCGAGAACGACGCCATGAGCGCGGCCACGCGAGCGGCGAGTGCGGCCGGCGCCCTGTTCCCGCCCATGCGTGTTGCGCGCTGCCTCACGAAAGCTCCGAGACTTCCAGGGTGCCGGTGGTCGGTGTGGCGCCGAGAACTGCGATGTTCGGCGTCGCAGGGACTGCGAGGTCTAGGCGCTCGCCGGCCGCGATGAAGTGGCTGGTGGCGCTCGCTGTCTGGCCGCTGGAGCCAATGGCATAGCGTACGTCGGCGCCGCGGGCGTAGATGCTGATGCGGCGGCAGGTTGTGGTCAGCGCGGTGTTGGCGCTGGCCCCGCTCGATGCTGCAACAGCAAGTTGCCGGGCCACGAGGACCTGCTTGATCGTCTCGACGGGTACAGCGCCGGTGGATTGCGCGGGCAGCTTGCCGTCGATGCTCGAGAGCGAGTTGTTACCCGTCGTCTGGGCCGCCGATGTGGCTGCGCCTGTGGGCAGTGGCAGAGCCGCGGCGGACACCGGCTGCGTCGCCGGGAAGTTCGTGACAGTGACCGAACCGCCGGCACCGCCGCCGCTTCCGATCAGGGTGGCGACGCCAGCAGAGTCGATTGCGTAGGGGCCCGAGCCGTCCGAGTCCTTGTAGTAGCCGCCTTGGCCCAAGCGATAGCCGGAATTGACGAGTGGCATAGGAGGCCTTTCGAGGGAGAGTCAGTCTTGGGAAGCACCCAATAGACGCTTCGCGAGCGGGGCTCAGGCAGCCGGCGCGCCGTCGAGCAGCGCTTGAAGGTCGGCCTTGCTGGCGTTGCCGCGGAACTCGATGCCCTTGGCGGTCAGCGCTTCCTTGAGCTCGGCGGCGGTCATCGATTTGGGTTCGTCCGCAGCCGGCGCGCCGTCGAGCAGTTCGTGCAGGTCGGGGTTGAAGTCGGCCTCGTTGATGAGGACGTGGTCGCCTTGGCTCTCGTGCGACGGCTTGATCTTGATGGTCTTCATGGCGCTTCTCCGAAGTTGTGGGACGAGCCCGAGGCCGAAGCCCCGGGCGGCTCGGATTAGCCGAGCAGCAGAGCGATGTGCTCTTTCTTCACCGCGGCGACGCCCCAGGCCAGGGCGATTTCATACTGCATCTGGCGGTACTGGGCGTACATCGACACTTCGAACGACAGGCCGCTCACCGGGTCGGTGATGATCTGGCGGTCGACAGCGCTGTCACCTTGCGGCGGCAGTGCCGGCGCGCGGGTGGCGAGAGCGATCGCGGAGCGCGCGAAGCTCATGTTGCGGGTCGCAGCGGCCGAGACGGTGATCGCAGTCGCCGAGGCGGGAATCGCCTTGCGCAGGCCGGGCGCAGCCAGCGTGATGGTGCCGCCGTTCGAAACGTCCGCGTCGCCGGAGGCAACCAGGTACTTGTTCGCATCGCCGGCAAAGGTGATCACATCGCCCGCGATGACCGTGCCGGTGCCAGCCGAGGCCAGGGTGATGACTGTGGCGCCGATGGCGTAGCCCGCGGCGTTGGTCGTCGCGCTGGCACCAGTCCCCACGACGACACCCTGCTTCACGCCAGCCGACTCGCGGATGGCGAAGCCGTGCACGTCGAGCAGCACGCCGCGGCGCAGAAGCGACGTGTCGTCCGCTTCGTTGGCCTTGGACAGCTGCGTCAGCGTGCGCATCGAAGCGCCGGCCGAGGTGTCGATCACGGTCTGCAGGTCGCCCATGGGCGCGCCGTTGTCCGCCAGGATCTTGCGCATCTGCGCCGTGTCGGACAGGTTCGTCGCAAACGGCGTAGTGCCCGGCGTGCCGTAGGCGCGCGATGCGTAGATGTGCAGGCCGGCCAGGTCGGACTCAACCTCGTTCACCAGCGTGCGCATGCCCTGCGCGAACTGATCGCGCAGGATGACGTTGAAGCTGGCGCCGTTGTTGTCGAGTCCGCGCTTTTCTTCGCCGTTCCAGCGGATCGGGACGCGGCGAGCCTTGGTGATCGTCATGTCGGTCGAACCGATCACTTGGTCGCCGTCGTTCGGCGGCGTCACGGCAGGCGTGATGTCAGCAGCGGTGGCGGCGGGCGCAACGGGCGAGCGCACCGTCTGGCCGACGGCCGCGCGGTCGTAGGTCATGTCCGAGGACACGGCAGGGATGAAGCCCACCAGCTCGCGCGAGACGACGTCCAGCGCGTTGTAGATGGTCGGGATCAGGCCCGTCAGCGTGTTCGAGCCGAGGACCGCGCCGGGCTGCGGCAGCGTCAGGCCCGACAGGTAGCCGTAGACACGGCCGGCAGCCGCGGCGACGGTGGCCACGGGGTAAGCCGCGACGGCGATTGCCGCGACGACGAGCGCCGAGAGGCGCAGCTTGGGGAAGAGCTTGGTCATGATTGGACTTTCAGAAATGAAAAAAGGCCGCTCATGGCGGCCCGGGGTTGCTTGGAAATCGCTTATTCCGTGATGACAGTGTTCGCATCCCGGGCCGCTGCGGCTTGCGCTGCGGGGTCCAGTTTTCCGAATTGCTCACGGGTGATGGTCTTCTTGCCGCCAGAGCCGCCCCCACCATTGCCGCCTGCGCCGCCGCCCGATGCGCCCGATCCCTTGAGGATGCTTGCCTTGTGCGGGTAGGCATCCACCATGATCTCGAGGGCTTCTTCGAAGTCGGCAGGCTCGCCATGACGCGTGCGGCTGAAGATCGGCTGGCCGTTGAGGTCCAGCGCAACCGTCTTGCCACCATCGACCTTGAACCGACTGCCGAACGCGGCTTGCACCATGTCGGCGGGAACGGCGATCTTTTCGGCGATGAACTTCGAGCGCGCGAAGGCGCCGCCGATCTTCTCGCCATAGAGCTGCTGCTCCAGTTCAGTCGCCTTGGTCTTGAAGGGCTCGTACTCGGCACGGACCGAATCGATCGCCGCCTGGCGAATCTTCTCGACTTCGCCGGCATCCACCAGCTTCTTGTCGTCGAGGTTCTTCACGGTCTTCAACGCATTCACGGCTGCAGCCGCATCCGTGATGCCGGCGTCCTTGAACGGCTTCAGAGCAAGCTCTGCAGCCTCCTTGGCCTCCCGGTGGGTGCGGGCTTCGCCGTTGAGGCGGCTGATCGTGGAGACAGTTCCGTCGCCATCGAAGGGAGCTTCTTTGCCGTCTGCGTGCACGAACACGGGCAGCTTCTGGCCGTTGACTTCCTGAATGACGATGTTGCCGTCTGCGTCGTATTTGAATGGCATGGTTGAGGTACTTTCTTCACGGTCATCCAACCGTGTGCGGTGAGCCATCCGGCCCGAAGCGCCCTACTCCGCATCCGCGTTTGAGGCATGAAAAAAGCCGCTGGGCTTGCGCACAACGGCTTGGGAAAAAGAAAACCCGCCGCGGCTGCCCGGGGCGGGTTGTTTTGGGCCTTGCGGCCGGTGTTCAGTAGCGGCGGTTTCGCCAGTCTCGGTACGCCAGGACGGCGCAGATGATCATTGCCACGGCGAGGGTGGCATACAACCACAGCGGGACGCTCCCGTCGAAGAATCGTCGGATCGCGGCACCTGTTTGCGCTCCAAAAACACCGATCATGCGACCACCACCCTTTCGCCCTTCATCAGGCAAGTCACGCAGACGATCTGCTTTGTGCCTCCGCTGGCCTTGCCGTCCTTGAACAGCATGCCAGTCTTCGTCTCGATCATCTCCCGGCCACCGCAGCGGTTGCACTGCAGCACGGCGGCCGGCTTCGGCATCGCACGCACGCGCTGGCGGACCTTCTCGACTGGAGAGGGTTCGACGGGAGGGACGAGCTTCAGGGTTGGCACGCTATGCCAACGCGGCAGCGGCACGGACGATGGCGAGCCGGGTGGTGGCGTAGAAGTCCAGTTCGTTCGATACGAGCCGGTGCGCTTCAGCAATTGCCTTGTGCAAGTGCAGCTTCACCGCCAACCGTAGCGCGTCGCCGTCGTCGGTCAGCGGGTTCCAGTCAATGCACTCGCCGTTGCCCGAAAAGACCAGGCCGCCTTTGCTCATAGGCCCGGCGCCGCCTTCCTCCATGCCGGCAGGCGGCGGAATCATCCCCGCCGCCTTCGCGGCAGCCTTGAGCAGTTTCCGGTCAGTCACCTGTGTTTCAGTCATGCCGCCATTTTGCCTACAAGCCAGCCTTCTTGAAAGCCTCGGCATCCCGAGCGCGCAACACATCCAGGTCAATCCACTCGCCCCGAGCGTTGTAGAACTGGTCGAAGGGAACCCGCCCCTCTCTCATGAGCCTGCCACGCACCGGCCCGACAACCTCATCCTGACGCTTGGCCGATTGCTTCTGCAGCCACTCGCCGTAGCTCATCTCCGCCGGCACCTGGCCGTCCATGCTGGCACGCTCTGCCGGCGCCAACTCGTCGATGTCGATGCCGAGTTCGCGGAATGACTTCGTTATCGGCGCGCTGCTTGAGCGGCACCGCCAGTGGAGCCGGCCCGGCCCCTGCAGCCACGGCACCGAGTGCCCGACAGGCTTGTGGTCCGTCGTGTACTTCTTCCCGTCGCGGATGCGGCACATCGCGCTCGTGCGCAGGTCCAGCGTCGACACCCACTTCAGGGCCGCGATCAACTCGGTGTTTGCCTTGTAGAACTCCTCGCGGGCCATGGCCGCTGTATGCGCCACCGCTGTCCGGACAACGGCCTCGACCTCGATGCGACCCCGGTTCAGGATGCCGTCTTCATAGCCCTTTGCCTTCGTGCCCCGGATGTCACGGATGATCTGGTCATTGGTCTTGCCCTGCAGGTAGCCGTCGCGCACCGCGTTCCGGATCTGCGCCATGCGGGTCGGCTCGACCGCCGCCGCCCAGGAGCGCAGGAGGCGCCCCTGGAAGGGCCGACTCATCGCCGCCGCGTAGGCCTGCTCGACGCTGATCGCCTGCACTGGAACGACTGCCTGCACTCCGGCGGGGATCGTCTTGGCGAACAGGTCGAACTGGTAGCCCGCTTCGTAGGTCGCCAGTACCGCCATTTCTTCCGGCAGCGCGCGCCCGATGGCGTCGTAGGCCTCCTGATTCAGGGACCGCACCGCACCCAGCATCGCCTCCAAGCGCTCGATCGTGAACGTCGTTGCGTCCACCCTCTCCAGTGCCTCCATCAAGGCCGCTGCGAGCCGCGCGTCGGCCCGGTTCAGGATCGCAATGATGCGCTGCACAACCCCGGCGCTGTACTGCTGCAGGTTGACCGCGTGGTCGGTCTCTGCATCCAGCAGCTTCTCGTTGACCGTGGCCATCAGCCAGCGGCCGGTTCAGGCTTTCTCGGAAGGCCGGTCAGCGGGTCGATGTCCTCGTCGGTGATCTCGCCCAGTTTCGGCCCCTCCTCGGCCACCGCGTCGAGCTCGGCTTCGGGATCGATGTCGGGGGACAGGGTGCCGCGGCGTTGCTGCTCACGAATCGCCGTTTCCTTCGTGATCAAGCCGCCCTGCTGCATGCTGATGATCAACTGTGCCGACGCATCCGACAGTGAGCCAGCGCCGTAGTCCGAGAACAGGGTCACGTGGCCGCCCGTAGGCTCTTTCAGCCATTCCGCCATGAACTGGAGGCACTGATCGATCGAATCCGCGAAGTTCTCACTGATGCGCTGCAGGTCGGACTTGTTGCCCTCTGCGTCGTTGTTCGATTGGGTCGCCGACTTCTGCTCTCCAGGCTTCACGACCAGCAGCTCGGCGCCGGTGGTGATCATCTGGGCCTCGAGCGCGTCGAGCTCCGTGCGGCCGACGGTCACACTCTCTGCCGAGCCTTGCACCACCGTGGCCGTCGCACCCTGCGGCAGCTTCACCGAGTAATGCGATGACGCGATGATTTCGCTGTCTTCCGTGATGCCTGAGAACACCAGCAGGCGCTTGCGCGCGAAGCGGGCACTGTCGTCCTGGTCGCTCTGCTGCTGCCAGTGCTTGACGTTCTGGTACGCGAGGTCCAGCAGCGGCGAGACGCCGCACATGAAGGCCAGGCGCGCGCCGTAGAAGGGCACGAACGGGATGTCGTCCAGGGTGGTGAGGCCGCCCTCGACCAGAATCCACTCCTTCTTTTCGGTCTCTTCCCAGACTTCGAACGAGCCCGGCGCCAGCACGCGCACGCGCTTGACGCACTTCACGCCAAAGGGGCCGTCTTCGACCTCCTTCACCTCGGCGATGCGCAGTTGCGCCAGCTTCGTGACGCCGTTCACCTTGCGCGTTTTCCAGCCCAGGATCTGGCTGTGCTTGATTGGCACCAGGTACGGGCGGGCCCCGATGGCCTTTTCGTCGGCCAGCGTGCGGACCTGGCCGGCGGTCACCGGGTAGTCCACGAGCACGCCTTCCAGACCGAAGGCCAGGACTTTCTGCATGAGCTCGGCCATGAACGTGTGCAGGTTGCGGCCTTCGAGGTCGCAGTCGTCGCACAGGCCCTTGATCGTCTCCGGCACGTCTTCGCCGAACGTGAGCGGCTTGCTGAAGGGCTTGCCGGCCATCACAGTGATGGTGCGGCGGAAGGCCGGGAACAGCGTGGCGACGCTCAGGCGATATTCGTAGTCTGCCGCGGCCTCGCGCGTCTCCATCGGGAGAAAATTCTTGCCCGCGGCGCGCATGGTCGGCGTCCCACCCAGCAACGCCTCGGCGACAGGCCATTGCGTGGCCATCGCTGCGACTTCCGGCGATTGTTGGTTGACGTCAAGGGCCATGTTTACATTCGGAACGGTGTGGCGGAGATGGTCTTCTTCACGATGGGCCAACGCCTCACCAAGAAGTAGCCAACAGCATCATTTGCGTGGTCGTGCCCGGTCGACTTGTCCGGCTCACCGTTGTTGTCGTAGGCCTGCTGCTCCTGAGACTCGGTCAGGACGGGGCAGGCATCGGTATTGATCTTCCATCGGCGCTCGCCGACTGCGTTCAGGGTGATCGCGTTCACCGCATTGACCCGGTCTTTCACGGCCGGATTCGAGGGGTTCACGCTGATCGTGAAGCCGGCCTCTTTCAGGATGCTCAGGTCCGACTCGCTGGCGTTCTTGCTGCTGGTGTTGCCGCCGCTGGCGTCTGGATAGACCACCACGGCATGCTTCTTGTCCAGGTAGCGGGTCTTCAGTAACCGGGCCATCGCCGGGGTGTCGCGCACCTTTGTGAGCTCTTCCAGCGTCAGTGGCATGCCGTCGCGGATCACGCTGACCGCCGCAGTCATGTTCAGGACGTTGAAGTCCATACCTATGTGCAGGGCCTCGCCTTCCTTGATGCGCTCAGGGGTGTGGTTCAACTCCCGGTCAAAGTTTGGGTAGACGCTGCCGCTTGCCAAGTTCGTGAACTGCCCGCGGATGTAGGCTTCGATCAGCTGCGGCGGATAGCTCGAGCGCAGCGACGAGATGTAGTCATCCGGCAGGTTCTTCGCGTTGTCATAGGTGCTTGCCTGCACCAGGCCGTACAGCTTCGACAACTCGGGGTTCTCGCGCACTGCCTTGACGAATTGCTGATAGACGAACTTGAAGCCTTCGGGCGTCGTCGTCACATCGATGCCGTTCTTCAGGCCGTCCATCTTGTAGCGCATCCGCGCGATGATCTTGCGCCAGGCGATCGCTGCCTTGTGCGCCTTCATCACGTCAAGCTCGTCGATCAGCGCCTTGCCGATCTTGAAGCCGACGATGTCGCCAGGCTTCTCCATCGACCGGCAGAGGATCGTGCTGCGGTACTGGCCACCCGAGTAGAGGTGAACCTCCTTGTTCGTCTCGTGGATGTCTGTCGTCAGGCCCCACTGCTCGGCGACCTCTTCAATCGTCGGGTAGAAGATGTCCCGGATCTGGGCATAGGTCGGGGCGAAGTAGCCGCTGTTGACCTTGGGCCACTCCCACGCGTGCTGACACAAGGCCGCGCTCCCTACCCATGTCTTCCCGCTGCCGAAGCCCGCGACGAACGCCCGGAACTTGCGGTCAAGGGCGATGAACTCAGCCTGCGGCTTGTTTAGCCGCGGGCTCGGGTTGACTTGCATCTTCGACCTGTACAACGATCCGAACCGGCAGGACCGGCGCGTCCTCAAGCGAGGACTTCGTCATCTCTTTGTTTGCGCTCAGTAGGTTCAGGCCGATGACGCTGGCCTTATTCGCCATCTCGGTGAGCACCGACACGCCCTTGAGCGATTCGATGCTTTCCGCGTTCAGTGGCGCCGCGTCATCGATCTCCTGCACCTTGGCGTGGGCGATGCCCGAAAGCCGATGCGCGGTGGCCGCGCCGAAGTTGGCAGCACCCGCCAGGTGTCCAGAAATCGCCCGCAGTTGGTCAGCCAGCGAAACGGCTGAAATCTGGTCCGCGATGCTCAGTTCCCGAATGGCAGACTCGGTCTCAACGATCTTGTGCGCGACTTCCCGAACAGTTTCGATTCGTTTCGAAACTCGGCTGCTGATCGCTGATTTCGATACTCCAAACTCTCTTGCGAGGTCTGCAGCTTTCTCGCCTGCCAGGAGCCGTTTCTTGATCTGCTCCCACTTGGCCTCGCTGAGTTTGGATGGTCGTCCCATAGCGGGGCCTTTCGAATTCGACGCCCCATGAGCACTTACGCCGTGAGGCGCTGGGGTGATGGCTGTTCGCGGCACTCGTGATTGAGCGGGACCGCATTCGCCGGAGAACCGCCACATTTACCCGTGTGGCGCCGGCTCACGTTGCCGGGATGAGCGGGGCCGAAAGAAAAAGCCCGAACCACTCGTGGCGGCTGATGCGGGCGAAGGGCTGGCGGTCAGCCAGGAGACAACTGATTTTCAATATTGCCCATCAACGGGAGCCGCATCTGCCTATGATGAGATTCCACCAACGAAAGGCTCTGCCAGCGATGAAGAAATCAGCCATCTCCGACCCGCGCTTCCTCAAGGCCGATGTGGCACTTGATGCGGCCATGGCCTCGTCCGTGAGTATTCAGGATCAGGAGGCGCGATCGGCCGTTGTCCAACTCACGGAGGCAGTGCGGCAACTGCGCAGCGTGCTGATTGACTGGGAGGCTGACGAGAACGGCTGGAAGCGCCCCAGCGACGGCGGTTGAATTCGGAATCCCTGAGCCTCGCGCGCCCTTGATAAGCGGGTTCGCGTCTGGCCGTAAACGGGCGGCGGCTGGAGCTTGGTCCTGCGGGCCAGACTTGGCCCGGCGCTGGCTGTTGAGCAGGCGCTTCGACATCTTCCAGCCGGCTGTCGCCGAAAGTGGTTGCGGCGGCCGGGAACTCTCAACCCTGCGCGCGAGCGCTTGACCGCGAAATTGGCGCCGGGAGCCCTTCCCCCGGCTGGCTTGTGCCCCTGTCTACCCGGACAGCGTCGCGAAGGGCTTGCGCCCCGCCGGGGATTCGAACCCCGTCCTTCACCAGATCTCGGCCAGCGAGCAGGAATTGAACCTGCCTGACTTGGAGCATCCCGAGGGAATCGAACCCTTCTCTGCACAGCTTGGAAGGCTGGCGACGCGGCCCGCGCGCTGGAATGCGGAAACGAAAAAGCCGCCTCAGTGGGCGGCTTTGAATTTTGGAGACACCTTCCCCGTCGAGGGTGGCGGCCGTCGCCGGAGCGGCGGCAGGTGTTCAGCAAAGAGTTGAGGGCAGCGTACTCAGCAGTACGCGCGAACTCGGTGCAAATTATGCAGCACTTCTCTTTTTCTGGAAACCCCAACGTGGGGGATGCCAGAAATCAGATGCGGTGGGACAATGTTGTAACCAAATTTTTTCAAACGCGATGAATGACGTGTCTGATCGACTGGCGACCGCTCAATGGGTGCTCGAGCGCCATTTGGCCTGGATTGCCGCCGCTGAAGTGAAAGTCGGAGCAGTGGTTGCCATTGACACCGGATTGCTTGCAGGCTTGGCAGCCGCCTACGGCGCCTCCGATGCCTCCACGCGCACGGCCTGGGCATATTTTTTTGCCGGATTCGCAGCGGTGGGAACAGTGGCCGCTTTGGTTTGCGCCGCCATTGCATTGAAGCCTCGCATCGGAGGCCCTATAAGCTCACTATTGTTCTTTGGCAGAATTCAGGAGCTCAGCCTTCCTGAATTTCAGTCCCAATTCTCACACGCAAGCGCAGAGGAATTGCTCAAAGACTGGACAGCACAGATTCACAGAAACGCCGAAATTGCCGCCGCCAAATACAAATGGGTTGGCCTCAGCATTCGCTTTTCTTTTGCGGCCGCTAGCCCCTGGATTGTTTCCATCATCATGTTTATTAAGCCGTAGTCTAATATGCCGCTAAAACAAGATCTCGAAGTCGAAGTGGCCGAAATTTTCTCGGAGGCGTGGGAAACAGTTAAAACAACGAGCGTCCCCGATGCCGCTGATCTCCGACTAAGCAATCATGCTAAAGAACTTGAAATTGCTGTGGTTCTTTATGCAGACATGAACGGCTCCACAAAGATGGTGGATGGATACAAATGGTCGTTTAGCGCCGAAGTTTACAAAACCTACCTACGCTGTGCAGCCAGGATAATAAAGTCAAATGACGGCACTATTACTGCCTACGATGGAGATCGCATCATGGCGATTTTCATGGGAAGCACAAAAAATACGAATGCGGTGAGATCTGCAATGCAGATCAACTGGGCTGTCGTGAATATCATCCGCCCAGCAATAAAAAGACAATACCCAACTACAGAATTCACTCTAAACCACGTAGTCGGAGTCGATGCCAGCCCACTTATGGCGGCTCGAATTGGGGTCCGTGGCTATAACGACATCGTCTGGGTTGGACAGGCAGCAAATCATGCAGCCAAACTTACAAATTTGGGTGAAAAACCTCTTTGGATCACCCAGACCGTATACGACTCCATGATTGCTGATGTCAAATTCTCGAACGGTGCGCCCATGTGGGAGGCTCGAAGCTGGACCGCGATGAATAATGCGCGTATCTATTGCTCGGCATGGACATACAGAGTTGACTAGTCAACTGACCGAAGCCTCCGCCCAATTGACGCCCTAGCCCGCTCCACGCACTGGTCGAACCAGCACGCCAGGCGTCGGCCCTGCTGCTGGTGCGGCACCTCCCGAAGGCCGGTGCCGCCGCACGGGCGGCAGATCTTTGCGCCATGCCGGTTCGTCCCTTCGACGACCTGGAACTTCGTTCCCGAGCAGGCGGGGCAGCGCTGCGAAAGCCACCAGCGGATGACCGAGGCCACCTTCTCACCGCAGCGGGCAACGTCTTCTTCCTCTTCCACCTTGCGGCGACCCTCAACCTCCTCCGAGGTGATGACCAGGGTTGCATTGGCCATTGCTAGCGCGCGCTCGTCATCGCCGGCCTTCGCCACCTCCTCCCTCAGACGCTTCAGGAGCGCCGCGTCGTGCTCGCGGGCCTCCGTTCGCTCGGAGCACGTCACGGGGTCTTGAGGCCGGCCGAATCCCCACTTCATCGCCTGAATCATTGCCTGGGCGCGAACGTCCGGGAGGGACTTCAGCTTGCCCAGCAGGAGGCCCGTCTCGTGCAAGTTGAAGGCAAACGCCTGTGTGGCGGCGGCTGTGCGCTGCTCTTTCGAGGTCTTCCCTGCCGGCAGGAATTGATCGGCCGTCGCTAGCCTCAGCCGTTCGCTGGCATCGAACTCCGTGTGCAAGCGCAGCAGCGCGGCACCGATGCGGCTCTGGTTCCATCCCGCCGCGATGATCACGTCTGCGTCACCGGGCCGGTCGGCCTCCACTCGCAGGTTGGAGCTTGTCGAGGCCGAGGTGTAGGCCTCTTCTACGCCGCGCTTTTCATCGTTGAACATCTGAGTCTTCCTTTTCGTAAAAGTCCACCACCGCAATAGGCTCGACGGTGGCGGAGGTGGGGTGTTTGGTGACGACGATGGCGTGAGAACGGCGTGTGCCTTGCAGAAGATCGACTGCCGCAGCGAGCACTGCTGGCGCGATGCCACAGAACTCAAGCCGCCACGCTCCTGCGGCGGAATGCCCGGTCAGCGTCACGCGCTCGGCGGAAGGCAGCTCGATCGCCTGGCTCACTTGACCTCCAGCTTCAGCGTTTCGCTGTGGTGGCGCTGCGCGAGCACGGTGATGCCGCCGCCCTGCTCCACTGGGCCGTGATTAAGCATGCCGGTGATGAACGACGACTTCAGCGCGTTCAGCACGGCCAGCATGTGCGCCGGGTCCTGCGTCAACCTGTTCAGGAAGTCATGGTTGATCTCGATGATGGTGCGAGTGCTCACGCGCATTCCTTGGTGAACGGGTGATTCGATGCAGTCATAGAGCCGTTGGCATTCCTGCGCCAATAGATTCCGTCACCATCTGCGGGAAGTGGTCGTAGCTTTTTCACCTTTTCAGGCAACAAGGAGGGGTCGATCGCCGGCCACTGGAGCTTTTCCCGTGCAGCCGCCGGCCGGCGAATCAGGCGCCTCGGGTCGATGAACTCCAGCAGGATGTAGAGCAGTGCGCGCTTCATGCCGCACCGCCTTCTGCGAAGTTCATCTTCTCCAGCTTGGCGAGCTGCTTCTTGACGCTCGCGACCTTCTTCTGGCGCATCTGCTCGGCGACTGCTACCGCCTCTTCGCGCGTGGATTGCAGATCGGTGCCAACCTTGTACAGGCCCCATGCACGACCAGAGACTCGAACGTGGCTGCCCTTCTCGGTATTGGCACCAGAGGTCGTGACCTTCTCGATACCGGTAGAAAGGGCGTACTTTGTAAGCCAGAACGTCTTCATGGTTGGTCTTTCTGCCCCTTGGGCGTGGTGTTCAGCGCCTTGAGGCGCGCCTTGAGGCGCGCCTTGTATTCGGTGCGGATGGCCCGGATCTCGTCAGCGGTGAACTTGCGGACCTGGTTGTCAGCTTCGAGGGCCTCGACGCGCGAGACGCCAATGCGGGCGGTCAGACCAATGCGGTAGTCGACGGCGTTCCCGCTGCGGAACTGGTTGCAGTGGACGCACTGGGCATGCACGTTGTCCTCGTGGTAGCGCAGGTGCGCGGCACTGCCAACGCTGCGGTAGTGGCCAGCATCGCGGCCGGCGTGCAGTTGCGACAGGTCCGGCGGCGGAGCGCCACACGAGATGCACGGCAGCGCTGCGTCACGGGCCCGCACCCAGGCGTTGAACGCCTTCTGCGCTTCCGCCTTCAGCACCGGAAGCGTCTTGAGCGCCTCCCTGCGGGTCACGATCTGGGCGCGCTCCTCCACGCGCTTCTCTGCGACCTGGCGGCGCGCGCAGACCGGGCTGCAGACGGCCTGCATCGGGCGCGCGGGCATGAAGGTGCTGTGGCAGAAGCCGCAGCGCTTGGGCTTGAGGGTGGAGGACAGCATCACACCACCTCCAGATCGAAGCCACCGCGCCGCGGCTTGCCGTCGATGTGAATGCGCTTCACCGCGATGGAGAACGTGCGACCGCCGCGATCCTTGGCGCGCACGCTCGTCAATCCGCGCTCCGTCATGAGCCCGTTGCCCACGATGGTGAGCACGCGCGGCTTCATGCGCGGGTCGTTGTCGTGAAGACGGTCGCCGGGCTTCATGGCGCATCACCCCACGACTTCGGCGTGTGCAGCGTGATGCCGCGCTCGGCGGCGTAAGCGTTCAGCCACTCGATGAACGCGGCAGCCAGCCGGACAGTGAACGTGCGCGACTGCTCGCCCACAGCCACGAAGCCCGTGTGGTTCAGCGCCGGCAGCAACTGCAACTCGCCGAACTTGTCCCACTCGACCGAAAGGTCCGGATCGTCGCGCGTATCGTGCTTGAAGGCGTCGATCAGCAGGCGCTTCCAGCTCTCGGCGTCGAGCTTCTTGCCGTGCAGTTGGTCCTGCTTAGCGATGTCGCCGATGATCGCGTGGAAGTGGGCGTTCTGCCCTTCCCTGCGGGTTTCTTGTTTGAGCACCAGGCGAAAGCGTTGGCCCGCCATCGTTCCTGGCTTGATGGTGTCCCGAAACATGGCGGTCATGGCGCTGTGCGCCTGCTGCGGGTTGATGAGGGCTACTGCGGTCATCCGATCACCTTTTCTCGCCGCGCCACTGTTTCGGCCGACGCCTGGGCGAACTTGCCGAAGCGGCATGCATTGCCGGCGGAGAACGTGCGGCCGGGCTGCGCGGGCGCCAGCGCCTTGCACAGGCCGTAGCCGTGCGCGCGCAGGGTCGAGTGTTTGAGGTCCCAATGGGAGCAGTTGAGGCAGTTCATCCGCAGTACCCTCCGTACTCGGGTTCGGGGCGGTGCTCTTCAAGCCAAGCTTTGGCAGCAGTCTTGAATGTCCATTCACTGTTGGAATGCGGCCGGTCGTTTGGCACATGCTCCCAGTCGGTCGCGCGTTCGGCAGCAAGAATGCAAGCTGGGCAGCCTTGAGCCAGTTTCTTCAGAGCCTCAAAACCTTCGAACGTGTTTGCCTTCACCAGATCAGCGAACGGTTGCTGCTCAAGGTCAGCGAAGGAGCACATCCCGCAAACGCGGCCGGGATTCGCGGTACAGCCCTTCTCGTGCCTCTCCATGGATGCCTTGGTGCCCGTCGACTTCTTGCAGAAGTCGCAGTAGTGGCGCATGCGCAGGACGCTTTTCATGCCGCCTCCGCCAGCGCAAACTTCTGGTACTCGCCCTGCTTCGCGATCTTCACAATGCGGCCCTGGAGGATGTCGTTCTTCAGGTAGGCAGTGATGTGCGACGGCTTGACGCCAGTGGCGGCGCAGATCTGTGCACGGCTCATCGGGCCGTGGGCCAGCGCCGCGCGGATGCGGCCGCTGTTGCTTTCAGGCCGGACGGCATTGCCAAACCCCGTCGCCGCGTTTCGTCTGCCGCGCATGGTCTTCGGCGCGCCGCGCAGGCCGGATTCGTCCGACTTCATGCTCATGCCGCGGAAGGTGCTGTGGTCGACGCCCGCCTTCCGACGGCGCTCGACGTTCGCCGTGCTCTTGGCGCTCAGTGCGGCCGAGCCGAACTCCTTCGCCCAGTCGATAGGCGTCTCGGAAAGACCAATGCCGGGCCAGGGGTGGTAGTTCATCGAGTTGCTCCCAGCGCGAACACGCGCGCGCCTGTTGTGTCGTAGCCAGCGCGGATGTCACTCGGCACCTTGGCATTGCCTGCGCGATCTCCGAGGTAGGCCAAGGCCCAGCTGATCTGGTGTCCTGGCACCATGGGGTCGTGCTGCGCTTGGTCGAGCACGTCGTGCGCGGCATGGGCCCAGCGGTCGAGGGATTCGCGGGCGCGGATCATGCGGCAGCCCTTTCGAACATGCGGTCAAGGCGAAGCAGCTCGGCAGCCTCATCACCTCCGGCCTCACCGACCGCTGCTGCGATCGCCTGCTTCAGCCCGTCGAGGGTTGGCGGAAGCGGGACGTAGCCGCTTCTGCGTCGCTCCGCCTTCGCTTCGTGCTTCTCGACGATGGCGCGCGCCTGCCGGGCGTACTGGCTGCGCAGCGCGCCGCTCATCTCGATGGCATTGGAATGTTGGTATGTCGCACGCGGGGCCGCGTTGGCGCACATCGCGACGAACTGCGGCAGGCCGGGCGGGAACTCTGGATGCCTGTCCTGGCACTGCTCAAGCGCGGTCACGACGGTCGCTTCGTCGAACGCCCGCAGCTTGTGCGCCCACACCGAGCGCGCGCTGGCGACGCCCATGTCCCGGCCCTTGCCGTCCAACACGCCAGAGGCGTACTTGTTCAGGAACAGGTTGCCGTAGTAGCCGTGCAGCACCTTGAACACGTTGTTGACGACGGTCTCGTCTGCGGAAGGCTGGGCTTTGCGGAAGTCATCCGCATTGACCACGACGGGCTTAAGCATTGATCACTCCTTGGGGGTCCATGTCGAAGATCGCTGCGGCGGCGCCCGCGTGCTTAGGCTGCGAGCCAGTCGCGCGAAACGCTGGCGGCGTGAAGGTCCAGTCCGAGCGAAAGTGCTCGTCAGGACCGAAGAAGGTCGCGGGCTGCTTTATGAATCGCGGCTCTGTGGCCGATGCAGCGCAGAACGCGGCATAGCGCTGTGCACCTGCCAGCATCTCGGCAGCGGTGGCGCCGGCCTTCCGGCGCGCTCGCCATGCCTTCAGCGATCCAGCCTTCGACGCACCCGGGCGCTTCGGATACGCCTGCCACGCGAGCTCGAATTCCGCAGTGTCTTCTGAACGTAGTGAAGAAGACTCTTCTCTCTTATCTAGACCGCTTTTCGTCCGCTTCTTGTCCGCATCGGATGCGGACGAATGTCCGTCTTCCTGCGCGTCCTTGTCCTCAGCGCGCTCCTTGCGCTTGCGCTTGGTCTCCTGCGCTCTACGCTTGGCGGATTGCCCGTTGTGCTCGTCGAACTCAGGCGCGAAGAGGCCGTACTCCTCGTCGTATTCGAGCCAGCCGATGGCCTGCATCGCGTCTGCGAATCCAGGCCACGCGATCTCGTCGTCCAGCGCTTTCGGGCTATATCCCTCAAGCAAGCCGTCTTCTGTCTGCTCGTCGAACAGGCTCCAGACCGCATGCAGTCCGCCGATCACGCGGAATTTGTCCGCATCCAGTGCGGACGCCATGCGGACAACCTTCGGGTGTCTGCGAAGGTCGGAGCGCATCTTGATCCAGTCGCCGGCCACTACACCGCCCTCCACTCGCGCTCGGCGCGGCCGGAACTACTCTTCACCAGCTTGCCCGTCTCGACGATCTCGCCCAGGCGCTGCAGCTCGGTCAGCCGGCGGCACACCGCCACGCCATCAAGGCCGCGCAGGCGGGAGGCGATGCCGTCCTTGCCCAACGGACCGTGCTCGCGCAGAACGGCGAGGATGAGGGCATGGTGACGCTGCGCCATCTCTGCGGCTTGCTCGGCCGCCAGATGGCTCGTGATGGGATCGCGGCGGCGCGCCTTTGGCGCCCCCGTGAAGCCGATGGCGTGTTGCATGGCTAGATACCCCCTCGGCGAATGGCGTCACGGCGGTGCGTGTCCGCCTCACCCTGCACGCGGCCGGTGATGGGGATGCCGTGGCGGTGGATCGACTGCAGGCCCTTGATGCGGACAACCTTGGGAGCGCGCTCGTGCTTGATGCCTGAGGGTGGGAAGTTGAAAGCCGACTTGGAGTGGGCGAACTCTGCGACTTCGTCCATGTCTTTGACCATGGCGTCGGTGATGGAGGTGTTCATGCCGAACCCTTCGACAGTGCCCGCACGCGAACCTGCAGCCAGCCGGCCTTCTCGGCGAGCTCCTTGCAGGCAGCCGCAGCTTCAGGCACTTCGTAGGGCTTGGTGCGGACGCGCTTGAGCTTGGCCTTGGTCTGCAGCCAGGTCAGGTCATTCCATTCATCCGGGATGCGCGTGGCGTTCTCGCGGATGGCGATGGCGCGCTCGCTCTCGTGAATCTTCTTGGCCCCCTCCAGAGCGCCGGGCGGAACGCCTTCAACGGCCCAGCCCTTGTGGAACTCGCCCAGGCCGTCGGATGTGCGCTTCGGCAGCGGTACGCGCTTGGTGGTGTCGACGGCTTGGCCGTGGATGTTGACGAATGCGATGGCGGTCATGGCAAAGTCCTTCCAGTGGTGTCCTGCGCAATGCGACGCGCAATGGCGATCGCGGTTTCGTTCTTGCCGAGGTAGAAGGCCTCGTACATCTCGACGATGGATTGGCGGGTGCCGTGCGGCGCGTCGCCCATTCCGCGCTCTTGAAGCTCGGTGACGAGGTCTTCGTCGCTATAGCTATCAAGGTCCGGCTCGTTGTCGACGTCGTGGCCGCGCGCTTCGAGTTCGTCGATCAAGACCTGGGTGTCGATCGTTTCGAGGTCAATCTCGGCCTTCTCGGCTGCGGGCGTGGCTGTGAGTGCGCTCATGCCGCAGCCCTCAGGTGGTTGCGCTTGCCAGCAGCATGCTTGCTGCGCACGGCCTGCTCGAGCGCCTGGATCGCGCTGCGGGCCTCTTCCATCTCGCGCAGGCTGCGCTGCAGGTCGTTGTCCGAGATCACGTCGTCGGCGTCGCTCTCGGTCACTGCGGTAACGACGTGCGACATCTCCTGCACGATTTCTGCGAGGCCCTTGTGCAGGTTCATCGGCGGCGGCGCATCCAGCACGGGCAGGCGTACGAAACCGCCGCTGCTGGCGTTCACGGCGTTGACGTAAGCCATGCAGTTCGGCGACTTGCTCTCGACGCACAGGTCAGAGATCAGCTGGGCAGTGCCCTCGCCCAGCTTGAACTTCGGGTCAGCGCCCGACAGCTCCTTGCGCAGCGTCTCGGAGTTCTTACCGATGCGGCCGGCCACGGTGTCGACGCCACCGGGAAAAGTCTTGACCATCAGCTTCAGTGCGTCAGCGGTGTTCATATCCGGTCGGTCCTCAGATGGATGTGTTGCAGCGCAGCGAGAAATCCGAGACTGCGTGCATGCAAACGAAACAAATCAGCAAAGCGCACTGGTCAGCGACACCGGTAGAGGTAGATGCAGACGTGCTCATGGCTTCGCTCGTGGAGGTGATGGCTGCTAGCTCAGTGAACCGTGGCGGCCGAAACGCCCGCCTCGCCCCAATGGGTCTGAATCAGCCAATCGATGTACTGGCCACACTCCGCAGAAGTGGCGGGCGTGTCGTGACGTGGAGCGTTTCCGCTCGCGTTGAACCAGCACGCTTGCAGGGCGTGGGCTTCATCGGAATCGCCACACGCGAAACGCACGAATCCGATGAAGGCGAGGCCGCCGTCATCAAGATCCACTGGCTCGCGTTCGAAGCCAAGCGCGGTGCGCAACTGGGCGATGAGGGTTGAGGGCTGATGCATGTCAGACCTCTTTCGCAAGCAGCGCGAGAACAGCGCCAGAGAGCGCGGCCGCCCCGATGAGCACGAACGGAATCTGGAGCCACATGGGGATGGAGGCCATGGCTTAGGCGCCCTCCCCGATGGCGGCCTTGGGTTCGGCGGAGGCCTTGGCGCGAATCTTTCGAGCGAGAGCCCAGTTCACCTTGCTGTTCAGCTTTTCGATGGGGATCCCCGTCGCTGCAGAGACGTACGGCGCCTGATCCGCTGAAACGATTCCAGCCTTCAGCCAGTACTCGACGTGTTGCCTCAGAACTCCGTTCCCCACCGCCTCGGCCAATTTGGCGGGGCTGCCTTTCATCGTGACCGCGAGCTCGATACCAGTCGGCTGCTGCATAAAACACCTCAAAAGCAAAGTAGTTTGCAGTTTATCGCGCAAACTTCTTTGCAGTCAAGAGGATGCAAAATCCTTTGCATGAAAACGCTTGCTCAGCAGGTCACCGAATACCTCTCATGGCGAAGCGATGAGGCGAGCGAGCCGTTCACGGTTGCCGACCTGGCCGCCGCCGTCTCCATAGTTCAAAGCGGCGCGGGCATCGAAGCGGACAGTCTCTGCAAGAGGCAGGACATCGAGAATCTTCTGAAGAAGGACATTCGGACGCCCAGGTACATCGCCGCGCTCGCCGCAGCCATGGGGACAAATGTCGAGACGCTCAAGGCGGGCGCGTTCGTGCCCGGGGCTGCACCGGGCGCTTTCGTCGTGGCGACGGAGCCCAAAGAAGATCCAAAGGACTTTCTGATCGCCCAGTACGACGCTGCTGGAGCAATGGGAAATGGCGGCCTAGTGCTGGAGGAGCAGCCGCCAGGGCTGATCAAGAGTTGGCGCGTAGACCCGGAATGGCTCCGACTCAATGTGCAGCACCACACGGGGCGCGCAAACCTGTGCATCGTGACGGGCTTCGGCCCCTCAATGAAGCCGAAGTACAACCCTGGCGACCCGCTGCTGCTCGACAGGGGCGTCACGGACGTGGAAAGCGGCGGCGACGGCGTGTACTTCTTCCGCGTCGGGAACCACGGCTTCATCAAGCAGCTGCAGCGCATACCCACGGAAAACGGCCTGGTGCTACGCGCGAAGTCCTTCAATAAGGACTACGACCCCTTCGAGATCACTCCGAAGATGGACTTCGAGGTGTTCGGCAAGGTGCTGACCGTCTGGCGTAGCGAGCAGGTCTAACCGCCAGACGCAAAAAAGCCGCCCGAAGGCGGCTTCGATTCAGTCAACACTGAAATTACGGGCAGTCACCTTGGCCGGGCTTCAGGCCTCGCGACGCATTGCAAACCGTGCCAGATTGCGTGAAGACCATGGTGGGCTGGCCGGCGGCGGGAATGGTCGGGGTCAGAATGTAGGTCAATGCCACGCCGCCAGCATCGGTAGCACCCGTGGTGGTGTTGATCGCGCCGGTAGCAGCGGTGATCGTGACTGCCGCCGTGACGTTCTTGGTCGTCGCGGTTGGCGTATTGGGGATTCCATTGGAGCCAAGCGTGACGCAGTTGGCGAGCACATTGCCTTGTTCGGACATGCAAACTGCGAAAGCCTGCTTGAAGGCCGTCATTTCAGCCGCAGCGCCAGCTGCGCGCGTGCGCGATGTGTAGTCCGAGTACTGCGGAATCGCGATTGCAGCCAAGATGCCGATGATCGCAACAACGATCATCAATTCGATGAGGGTAAAGCCAGCTTGAGCGCGGCGAGCGAGAGTGCGATGGTTCATGAAAATCCTCGGTTGGGTTGAGTTTCGCCAGGAGACTTTCTCCCGGAGCGCTTACGTAACCGCAGGACGTGTGCCAAGCGCATGGCGACGAAATTTGAGAACTAAGGGATTGCTTTTATGGGTGAAAACCCCAAAGTCCGATGCAATTCCTCCAGCCAATTGAGACAAATTGTGTTTTTAGTGAACAAATTTGTCAGATTGCGCGGCCATTGTGACCCATCACGTCAGCACCTGATCGCCGATCTCGAAGAGCAGGTAGGCCCGCATTCCTGCTTCGAGCATCGTTCGTCCCCAGGCCGCCCTCGAACTCTCTGCGCAGCGGGCAATCCAGCCGGGCTGCTGTTTCACTTCGCCATCAAACGTCGCCCCTGATGACGCAGGGCATAGGTGCATTCCCATGCTCTCCATGATCGGATTGGCATGGGAGGGGTCAGTGCTGTAGGCGGGTACTGGCACCTGCCCTTCGCCTGGCACGTACACAACCGGGCCATCTTCCAGCATCTCGGCGGGTATGCCTCGCGTGCGGGCCACCCAATAGTCGAGTGGACGACCCGAAAGGTCAGCGACCCTGGGCAACCCCCCGGTCGATTCGGGCGGAAGAAGATCGCCGACCAGCTGGTCAATGCTCACTTGAAAGAAGCGGGCAATCTGCAGCAGCTCAGACGCTCCAGGTTCGCCTTGGCCCGCCTCCCATCGCATGAGCGTGCGCGAGGAAATGCCAATAGCTTCACCAAGTTGAATCTGAGAAAGCAGTCGATCGGTGCGCAGTTTTTTCAAGTTCGGTAGAGCCATACACGAAGGATAACGCCCATGATTCGCTGCCAAACTGCTAGCCTTACAGCATGAAGATCGGTGCGGGTTTTTTTGTGTTTTTGGCTGTGCTGAGTGCTGGGTGCGATCAGCTCAACAACGAAGAGCCAGATTTCGGCGCTTCCGTTGTGGCGCGTTACATTCAGGCAGCCCGAGTGAAATGTGATGCTGCGGAGGTGCCCGAACTATGGGAATGCGCAGAGCTGGGTCGAGAGAAGAAGGAGGCTTGGTTGGCGGCTCGTTCAGCACTGGATTCCTACGAGGCGTTCAAGAGTGGCTGCTATCCCGCAGCAGGCATGACCAAGTGTGAATCAATGATCGAGAAGGCCCTGCTCAAAACGCCCCGGCCGCAAAGGGCGGCCGAGCGCCCAGTCGGATCGACAGCGCTTTGAGCGCCTCTTCTGCTGAGTCTTCAAACTCAACTGAGCAGGCCAGCATGAGATTCAGCCCGAGGCCGAAGTCCTCAATGGCCATTCCGCCCATGTCGCGCAGCACGCCCGCCATATCAGGCTCAGTTGGCACCTGTCGACGGACCTTGCGCAGGTAGTCGCCCTTCCCCACCCCGTACGCAACCACGGGCAAGCCCAACATCACGGCTGCGCCTACTTCGAAGACGGTGCCCGAGTCGGGTTCAGTGCCGCGGAACGGCATGAGGTTCGCCGCGACACTATCAGCGCGCCGCAGCAGCGCAAGGTTCGCGTCGTAGATGCTTTGCGCCGTCTGGGCGCCAGCCGCTGTGCCATCGATCGGCACCAACCCCTCCAGGCCAAAGGCCTCTGCGACGCGGGCAAGCCGCTGCAGATGCTCGACCGCATCGGGGCGGAAAACATCGGGACCGGCTAGGTAGACGCTTGGCATGGCAGCGAGTATGCCGACAAGGCCTGCGCGCTCTAGTGGCACTTTTTCACGATTCACTGCTACTGACCGTGCGGTCATAAATCAGCGACCATGTGAGCAAACTATTTTGCGGAAACCTCTTGCGTTGCTTGCAAACTTGTTTGCATAATTCATCCCAACGCAGCACCCCGCTGCCTCTTGGAGTGAAGAACATGGACTCTCTGCTGCTGATTGACTCGCAGCTCTTCCAGGAAGAGTGCGAAGTCATCGTTACCGAGCATCCGGATGACGAGGCTGCGAAGGCCTTCGTCGCGGAATGCCTGGCTGGCGACGAACTGTCGCTCGAGGTGCTGTCGTGATGGCGCCGAACTTCTCGGGCATCCGTCGTGCGGCCGTGCCTGTCGTCGATCTTGAGCTCGTACCCACCGAAGCCGAACTCTTGGCTCGTGACCGTGCGGTGAACGCCAAGAAGAACTCCAACGACTGGGATGGGCTGACGGTCCACTTTGCGCACAGCGAAGAAGTGCAGCGCTCGCGAGGTGTGCTGTGAAGATCGAAACCGGCACGGTCACCATCGTGCGCATCACGGGCATTGAGGCGTCTCACAGCCTCGACCCGATTCGCGTCACGCTCGATGACATCGAGCCCGGCAAGGGGCGCATCACCATCGAGTGCTGGGGCAAAGCATGGGCCTCCTACTGGGGCGGCATGGGGTCGCAGACCATCGCTCAGTTCTTCGTTGGGTGCAACAACGGCTACCTGATCGACAACCTCGCCTACGGCCAACAACTCGAGCGCACACGGTACAGCGCAGATGCGCTAGTCAAGCTTGCCGAGAAGACGATCTGCGAACGCCGCAGGAGCGCGACGCCGGCATGGCTCGACTTGGGCGGACTCGAAAAGGACGCGGCGCGCGAGCTGTTCAACGACGTGGGCGACCTTGCCTACCTCGAAGACCCGATGTCCTGCTGGAGCCAGTCCACCTTGCTCACGTCGATCTTCGGCGAGGAGTGGTTCCACTACATCGACGGACGCGCTGCGGAGCCGAACCCGGAGTACGTCTACCTCGACCGGATCGTCACTGCGGTGCGCGAGGCGCTCCAATGCCTGCAGGCCTCCAAGGCCGAACAGACTGAAGAGGTGGCGGCATGAAGGACAACCGAATCATGGAGACGCATGAGGTTGCCTTCCCCTTCGTGCGCGGCACCTTCGCGGCCTACGACGAGCAAGGCGTCACCGAGTTGCCCACGTGGCTCCCAGGCACTCGCCTCGAAACGGCTGATGACGAAGGGTATGACAGCGAGTACCAAGCCGACGGCATGGGAAAGATGGTCTTGCATGTTGTCGGCCGCTTCAGGCCTGGCAAGTACCCGGAGCACACTTTCTACCTGCGCAGCTTCATCGATCCGGATGGCGGCGCGTTCGGCAAAGACAAGCTGCGCGTGATCTCGTCTGCGGCGTTCAAGCGGATGCTCAAGGGCTACCGCCACGAGTTCGCGCTTCCAGAGACGGAGGCCGCATGAACACGCGCCGCTACCCCCGCACGACGGATGAGGCCTTCGGCCCCTACAACCGCTCGAGCCAGTGCGTGATCGTCCCCATGCCCGACGACCGCGACGGCCCCACTGCTGCCGACTTCGCGCTCTACATCGCGTTCGTGATCGCCCTCTTCGTCGTCATCAAGTTCGATGACGCGCCTACCGCGCCTCAGGCGGCGCCCCAAACCACCGCCATCGCGGCGAACAAGGAGTGACCGTGAACGTTCTCCACAGCCCCATCGGCGACTCCGCCGACGCAGCCGACGAGCTGCCCCGCACTCCCCTTTCCACCGCTATCAGCGGCCTTGCTGCTGCCATCTTTGCCGTGTCTTGCATTGCTGCCGCGGCTATTCATTTCATCAGAGGTTGAACATGACCGAAGTTCTTGAGCGGCCGACTCTGGCCATCGCCGAATACTCCCCGACGGCTGCCGCACTGGCAGACCTGCGCGCCCGCATGGCTGACGTGGTCTATGACCTGTCCACCGGCAAAGGCATGGACATTGCCAAGAAGGACCGCGCCGAGGTCCGCAGCCTGCGCACGGCACTGGAGGCCAAGCGCGTCGAGCTCAAGGCGCCGGCACTGGAGCGCTCGCGGCTGATCGACGCTGAGGCCAAGGCGCTGACCGCCGAGCTGCTGGAGCTTGAGCAGCCCATCGACGCGCAGATCAAGGCCGAGGAGGCGCGCAAGGCAGCCGAGAAGGAGGCGCGCGAAGAGGCCGCCCGCAAGGAGGCTGCCGCCATCCAGGTGCGCATCGACGGCATCCGGGCCTTCGCGGTCATCCCTGCCAACGTCAAGGCGGCAGGCATTCAAGTCTCTATCGACAACCTGCGGGCCGTCGAGGTATCGCTGGATGCTTTCGGGGATCGTGCCGGTGAAGCAGCGCAGGCGAAGGCCCAGACGCTGGAACGCATGGATGACCTGCTGGATGCAGCGCAGGAGCGTGAGGCCGAAGAGCAGCGCCTGGCCGCCGAGCGCGAAGAACTGGCACGCCTCCGTGCCGAGCAGGAGAAGCGCGACGCCGCTGAGCGTGAGCGCATCGCTGCAGAGCAGAAGGCCCAGGCCGAGAAGCTGGCCGCCGAGCGCGCCGCCTTCGAGAAGGAGCAAGCCGCTGCCCGCGCTGAAGCCAAGAAGCGCGAGGACGCCGACCGCGCCCGCCGCGACGAAGAAGACCGGCTGGCCCGCGAGGTGCGCGCCGCCGAAGACAAGCGTATCGCCGACGCCCGGGCCGCACTGGAAGCTGAGCAGCGCGCCGCGCGCGAGGCCGAGGAAGCCAAGGCCGCAGCCATTCGCAAGGCCGAGCAGGAAGCTGCCGACGCCGCAGCCGCTGCTGAGCGCAAGCGCCTGGATGACGAGGCCGCTGTCCGTCGTGCCGAAGAACAACGTCTCGCAGAGGAGGCGCGCGCCAAGGCGCAAGCCGAAGCGCGGAGAGCGGCAAAGATCGCCGCGCAGTTGGCCTCCGCGCAGCGCCACGGCCCCATGATGCTCGACGTTCTCAAAGGGACGGTCCTCCCCTTCCTCGATAACGAGTGCAAGGACATGCCTGCCGATGCCGAGCGCCGCATCGTCCGCACGGCAATCGCAACTGTCGAGGCTGTCGGGAGCATTGCATGAGCACCGCGCCCGCCCTGCCGCAAGGTCAGTTCGAGTACTCGTGGAGCGTGCTCGACGAGCCCATCGTCTGCCACCTCGAATACAGCCCCGCTGAAGGCGACGGATGGAACGAGCCGCACTACCCCGATTCGGTCAGCCTCTGCGCCGCCTACCTGAACGGGACCGACCTCCTCGACCTGCTGTCCGCTCAGCAGTGCCGACGCATCGAAGAACTGGCGCTGATCGAGCACACCGAATACATGCGTGGCGAAGCCGACGAGGCCCGCATCCAGCATTACATCAAATCCCGGGAGTACGCATGAACACCGATACCGAAGTCGCCATCCTTGAACTGGAGCCCGCGCAGCTTCAAGAGGCTCCGCAGCAGCATGCAGTCGCTCTGGCCGACAACTCGCCCATGTCGATGATGCTCGCCGCCCAGCGCCAAGGGGCGAGCCTTGCGGACGTGCGAGAGATGATGGCGATTCATCGCGAGATGAAGGCCGACGAGGCCCGCGAGATCTTCCGGGCTGACTTCGCCGCCTTCCGTGGCGAGAACGTCATCATCCCGAAGACGAAGCATGTGGACCGGGGCCGCGGCGGCTCGTTCGACCAGGCCGAGTACGACGAGGTTTGCCGCCGACTGTCTCCTGCGCTGTCGCGCCACGGGTTCTCGTTCCGCCACGACCAGAAGTTCGGCCTTCGCCGAATGATGACCGAGGGCGTCGAGAGCGATGTCGGCTGGGTGTGGGTGACGTGCCACCTCGAGCACCGCAAGGGCCACGCCGAATGCCTGGAGCTCGAAGGGCCTCCCGGCGACCTGAGCGTCAACACCCCGACGCAGAACATGCAGACGACGGCCAGCTACCTCAAGCGCCAGTCTTTGCTTGCCATCACGGGCACCGCGACCGGCGGCGAGGACGACGAAGCCAAGATGCGCAAGGGCGGCGCGAGCGAAGAAGAAAAGCGGATTGCGTACTGGAAGGAGAAGGTAGCGCTGGCGGAAACGGCGCGCGACCTGCAGGACGTTCGTCGCGACGGAACGAAAGACTTCCAGGTGACGAAGGACTCTGCCGGGTACTCCGCATTTGCGGTGGCAGTCAAGGCGCGTGCTGTGCAACTGGAGGCTGTCCATGCGTGACATCAAATTCCGCTGCTCTTCCATCGGCAAGCTGATGACCGAGCCCAAGACGCAGAAGGAGGGGCCTCTTTCTGTCGGCGCGAAAACTTATATTCGCGAGCTCGCCGCGCAGGAGATCTTCGGCGTCGACTTTGAGGTGTCGAGCAAGCAGATGGAAAAGGGCATCCTGGTTGAGCAGGACTCCATCGACCTGCTGAATCGTGTCCGCGGCCTGTCGCTGACGAAGAACACCGAACGCCGCTCGAATGACTTCCTGACCGGCGAGTGCGACCTGTTCGATGCGCCGGCGCGCCGTGGTCATGACACGAAATCGTCGTGGTCTATCGCGACCTTCCCGATCGCCACCGTGGACTGCGAGGACAAGCTCTATGAGTGGCAGATGCGCGGCTACATGGCGCTCTGGAACGCCGACGAGTGGGAGGTGGACTACTGCCTCGTCGACACGCCCGAGAAGCTGATCGGCTTCGAGCCGCTGGCCATGCACGTCGTCGGGCACATCCCCGAGAACATGCGCTTGACCTCATGGACCGTCACGCGCGACCTGGACAAGGAAGCCGCGATGTTCCAGAAGGTGATGCACGCCCGCGCCTACATGGCCGAGGTGATCGCTGAGTTCGACCGCTCGCATTCGGTCGCCGAACTTCTTCAAGCTGCCTGAGGCCCACCATGCCCCCCACAGACAGCAGAGCGCTCGAAGCTCGTATTTACGACACCGTGGAGCATCACGCCAACAGCACGTTCAGCTACGACGGTCGTGTGCCTAACGGCTACATGTTGGCGCTTGAGCAGCATCGCCAGAACGGAATCGAGAAGGTCCGCATTGCTCTTTCCGCCGCCCCTCAAAGCGATGGATGGAGGCCAATCTCGGACGCTCCTGAAGGAGTTCTCCTCGTGGTCGGCTGGCTCGACCCCGAAGACACCGAGCACCCAGAGCGCCACGACTTCGACTACCTGGAAGACGGCGTTTGGCAGCAGCACTCCAACAACGTGGAGCACTTCGACATGTGCGCTCCGCCCGGCAGTCGAGGCCCGAGCAACGAGGCGCCCTACACGCACTTCATGCGAGTCGCCGCGATCCCGACCACCCAGACCGAAGGACAGAGCCATGGCCAATGAAGCAACCCTGTTCGAGCACGACGATGGCCGCTATGCCGTGGGCACTGGCTCGCCTGCTTTCACCATCGGCGACCCAGCATGGCACCGTGTCGGGCCTGTCGATGTGTCCGCCCTCACCGCCACCGCCCAACCCCAGGCAGATACGGCAGAGTCGGAAGAGGTGGCCGCGCTGATCGTGCGAGACGTGGCCGAATCCGAGCCGGCCGACCCCGAGCATCCGTCCACGTTGTGCGTGCGCGGGGAAGACCTCGCCATCTTCATCGTGAACCGCCTCGCCCTCACCTCCCCCGTAGCGCCCGAGCAGATAGTGGCGGAAAACTTCATCGGCTATCTCTGCCGTGCATGGGGAGAGACCGATCTCCCCAGTGCCGAGCTGGTCGCGGACTGGGATGGTGTGCGCCGCTTCATGGTCCGTGAGTGGCTCGGCGAGGAAGACGCGACCGACTACGACGGCACGCCGACCCTGCCGGCCATCATGGAAGAGATCGAGGGCCGCGACTGGCGTGGCGAAGGCGAATGGCACATCGAGTTCGAGATCGGCGGCGTGAGCGTTGAACAGGTCTTCGGCACTGCCATCACCGCTTCACCCGAGGCAGCACCAGCGGCAGCGCAGCCGATGTTTTTTGCCAGTGCTGAACAGGCGAACGCGCTGCAAGACCGGCCCGAAGACAGCGAAGGCGGCGTATACCTCCCACTCCGCAAGACCGCAGCGGGCAAGTTCACCATGCCGCTGTATGCCGCACCCACCGCAGCGACACCGGCCGCACCGAGCGCGGGGGTGAGCCCCGACGACGACCTGCTGGTGGCGTGCATCACGCTGAACGGAACCACGCTGACCGTCGAAGCGAACGCCCTTGCAGACATGTTCGGCACGGACGACGAGCAGCACACCTACGAACTGACGTTCAAACGCATGACGCGCGCTGCCTTCGAGGCGCTGGGAGAGTTCAATGGCTTCTGATCAGAAATTCAGCGATTGGTACTTCACCTTCTGCGAGGCGCACAACCGCACGCCCAGCCAGGAGGAAGTCTGGAACGCCGCCCTCGCCCAGCCCGCGCCCGTGCAGGCAGGAGCACAGCAGGCGGCAGGACGCGAGCCGTTCGTCGAGTGGCAGTGGAAGTTCGCGAACAAGCACGGACGCAACCCAACTGCCGAAGACGCCTACGCCGCCCCCACTCAGGCAGTGGCGGGAGATGCGAAGGGAGAAACAGCATGAGCCGCAGTGGACTTATCGAAGACGACGGTGACGATCCGCTGGCACATGGCCGGTGGCGTGGCGCAGTCAAGAGCGCCATCAACGGGAAGCGCGGGCAAGCGTTCCTGCGAGAACTCGCTGCGGCGCTCGATGCGATGCCCGAAAAGGCCCTCGTCGCAGGGGAGTTGGAGACGGGAGACGGCTGCCTTTGCACTCTCGGCGTGATCGGGAAAGCGCGCGGCCTCGACCTCGGAAGGATGGACATCGACGACTACGACGCCATCGCCGGAAGCCTCGGTGTGAACGCCAAGATCGCCCAGGAAATCATGTGGGAGAACGACGAGACGTTCAGCGACTTGGAATACGTGCGCGTCGAAATCTGCGGGCCGATGCGCGGTGACTTCTTCGACCGATTCTGGCGCAGCGAACGACACAAGCGGGATGTTTGTGTTGTCAAGGCCGACGCGGAACACCTACGCTGGAAGCACATGCGTGCATGGGTCGCGGACAACATTCGCGATGCCGAACTCGCCGCACTCAAGGGCGCGAGCCCTTCCGAGGGGGACAACCATGGCTGATCCAACCCTCAAATCCACGTCGGTGCAGATCAAGTACAGCAGCAGCGACGGCTACCGCAGTGAGGTCGGCTTCGGCAGCAATCGAGCGCCCACGCCGCAAGCGGCCTTGATCGGCAGCATTGAAGAGTTGGCGCGCGTCCTCGCGCTGTTCGGCTTCGAGGCTGAGGCCAAGTCTGCGGTAGATGGCGCATTTCGGCGTGTTGCCGCGTGGCGAGCAGCCTCCAAGGCAGCGAAAGAAGCCCACGGCATCGCTCCTGCTGGCGGGATTGGAGGCGAGTGATGGCAGACCAAACAGAAGTGAAGCTGCCCGAGAGCCTGGAGGTGGTGGCAATCGTCGAGAACGAATACTCTCGCCGAAATCTTCATCAGGCCAAGGCGGTAGGCATCACTGCAAACGTGGTGACAGCGCTTACACGACTACGTGCGATGAAGAGGACGCCCGTGTGGATGTTGGCAGCACTGGAAGGCATCCAATCGCGAGCTGCAGGCCTGCCGCATGAAATGGCCCTGTGGCGCGACACCGCCCCGGATCGACCTGCATACGTGCACTGCCATCTCTCCGACGCCGAATCCGCCCTCAAGGCCCGTGACGCGGAGATCGAGCGGCTGAGGGGCGGAACGGCGCGACTCTACAACGCTGGCCTGTTGCTATCAAACTGGGCCTTCAACATGGCTCGGCGCGAGGGCCAACCACTATCGGCTGAAGACTGCTACTGCCTGAAGCTCATGCAAGAGCGCTGGGACGCCGCCCTGAAGGAGCCCTCATGAGCACCATTCGCGATGAGTTTGAGGCGCTGTTGCCGGAACCAGTGGCTACCGTCGATGCAGACGGCTTTCTGGTCGTGCTGAGTGGCGGCTACATCCCAACGCACGCCAAGCTCTACACCGCCGCCCAGATGCGCGCGATGTTCGACGCCGCCACAGAGCGCGCCGCAAAGCAGGAGCGCGAAGAGTGCGCCAAGCTGTGCGAATCCCTCAAGTCAAACTGGAACTACTGTGCCGCTGCAATCAGGGCGCGAGAGGATGGGGTGGCGGGATGACGGATCGCGAACTTCTTGAGGCGGCTGCGAAGGCTGCGGGGATCGAGTTGGCCGAATGGACTGGCGACAGCCCTGAAGAGACGGTTCCTCGCCGATATTGGTCGCCCACCATTGGCAACTACTGGAATACGCTAGAGGACGACGGCGACGCGCTACGGCTGGCGGTGAAGCTGGAGCTTTTCGATCTCGACAAGCTGCTCGTGGAACTGGACATGCATGAGCGTGCCGCGAGCCACCACCTTGACCCGCTCGCCGCCACTCGCCGCGCAATCACCAGAGCCGCCGCCGAGATCGGGCGGGCTCGCGATGGGGGAGAAATGGGATGAGCGCAAGCACCGAAGCACCGGCCAAGGCCAAGAAGCCCGCGGCAGCACCGATCGTCCACATCCGCCCCCTCTACCTGGCTCGCCCCGATGCGGCAGCCTTCCTGGCCATCTCGGAGAGCACGCTGGACAACCTGGTCGCGCGCGGCGAACTTCCAAAGCCTCGAAAGGTGAGCAAGGGCCGCACCGCCTGGCTTGTCGAAGAACTGGAAGTGTGGGGCCGCGAACGCCCCCTGTCGGACCACCTGCCGCCGGAGAATTGCGGCTATGGCCGGGCTGGAACGCCGACAGCCGCTTGATTCGACGTGACGCTCCAGGCGTAGGTTTTGGCGTAGGTTTCAGCGAAACTGCAGTGTTTTCGCTTGAGGGCGAGGTTCTACCATTGAACTACACCCGCAGCAGGCGCGGATTCTAACGTCAGTTCACTCGCACACGGCGCACGCTCAGGTCTGCAGCGCATCCCTTCGCAGCCGCAGCGCCGCACGCCCTTGCGGCGTGATGAGCAGGACGACGGCGACGCGCGGGCCCGTGCCGCTGGCGGCCGGTGGCAGCACGGCTTCGATGAGGTGCGCGGCGACCAGCATGGTCGCGCAGTGGATGTCGGCTTCGTCGCGGACCGCCATCGGGAACGACGCGTCTTCGATGCGCTCCAGAAAGTCCATGGGCATGGGAAGGCTCCTGAGGAAACGAGGCGCAGTCTAGGTCGTTGCGCCCTCGAAAATGCAGCCCGGATAGGTTGCTTTTGTAACCAAATCGACAGGTCGCACGGTGCGAGCGCCGTGCGAGAACTTTCGCCCGACAGCGCCTCGCCACCCGCGTCTCAGCGCGGTGCACGCATCCGTGCGAAATCGCCGCAGGCCAGCACGATGGGCCCGTGCGGATCGGCCCGGAAGCGCGCCACCGCCGCCGCCGAGATCACGTCGAAATGCCGCTTGCAGGCATGCAGCGTGTGCTCGCCGATTTCCTTCGCGCCGAGCGCATCGTGCAGCACGTCTTGCGAAATCTGCGCCAGCACGCGCGCGCCGTCGGGACCGTCGGGGTACACGGCGAAACGCACCGTGGCCGTATCGAAGCAGTAGATGCCTTCGAAGTCCATCTCTTTGTCTCCGTCACCATGGGGTCAGGATTCGGCGCGCGCGACGCGACGCGTGGTGATGGACTGGCGCGCATGTTCGGGAAGGAAGCGGCCTACAGCCTCGGCGCGTGCCTCAGGCCGAGCCGCTCGTCACCGGCCTGGTGAGCGTCGACGTCGCCTTGGCGCCCAGCGTCATCTCGGTGATCCACGACACGAGCAGCGCGCCATAGGCCTGGCGCGATTCCAGGCGCGACAGCGCGTGGTCCGCGCCGGACAAGGTGCGGTAGGTCGCCGAGCGCACGCGCTTGAAGGCGGCGAGGTAGTTCTCGATGACGGGGTGCGGCACGGTCTGGTCGTCTTCCGATTCGACGATGAGCACGTCGCCGGTGAAGGCCGCGCAGGCCGCGAGCGCGCGGTTGTCGTCGGGCCCGACGAGCGTGCGGCGGTAGGCCACGAGGTCGGAGCGGCTCAGCAGGCCCTTGGGCGTGTCCCACTCGCCGTCGCGGTACAGCGCGGGCGCGCGCAGCGCGAGCCAGCGCACGGGCCGCATCGCACTGACGAGCGCGGCCAGGTAGCCGCCGTAGCTGCTGCCGACGATGGCGACGGCTGCGGGGTCGACGGTCGGGTGGCCCACCAGCGCGTCGTAGGCGGCGAGCACGTCGCGCAGGTTGTCTTCGCGCGTCACCTGCTGGCGCAGCCCTTCATGGCGCGCATGGCCGCGCAGGTCGAAGGTCAGGCAGACGCAGCCGAGCGCGGCGATCTCCTGCGCGCGCTTGAGGTACTGCTCCTGGCTGCCGTCCCAG